CCAACAGAATTGTTAGCCATTCTGTTGGTCACGCCGTGTTTGAACGTCTCGCATGATAGAGCAATTTTTTATAGCCCTCTGCGGCGTAACCAGTGTGTACCTAAGTCAGGACGAACGGTATGCGTATAGGAGATGGGCGTGTATTGCGGGGCTTATATCACAACCATTTTGGCTGGCGGCTGCGTGGAAAGCGGATCAATACGGAATTATGTTTTTAGCCTTCGTTTACGCGATTGGCTGGATGCGCGGGATAAACACTTACTGGATGAAACCGAGTGCGAACGATTAACGAGCGTGTCGTGGTGTACGCGGCACCCCCAATTGCGTGGAAACGGCGTAAGTGGATAGACGCGGATAGCCGAAACAAAGAGATAGGCAACCTTGGCAACAAGGCGGAATCCGAGACGCGCCTAGCGCGGTCTGCGACGTGCGACCACCTCCAACCGGTGCTGCTGCGGCCGATGGCAGTGGAGCTAGGCAATTGGAGCGAACGGTCAGTAATCAATCTGGCGCACGCTCACCCTATAAAGGCTGAATGGTGAATAGACTTAGAAAAATTAAGTTGCGCTTTCGGTGGGCAACCAGATTCAGGCTGAGAATGTTTAGCGAACGTTTCTGGAAACGTGACGATATGAAATATACACGATGGACGTATCGCTAATCAAATCTCCGCAAGGTGCGCTAGTCCCGATGTCCGAGGACGACGCCGAGAAGTTACGCCGTTACAAGTCAGGTTCGATTGTGCGCGGTGACTTTGCGGAGATGCGAAATGGGAAGTTCTTTCGTAAGTGGTGGATTCTGGCGAAGTTTGCTTTTGATGTGTGGGCAGAAACCGTGCCGGCGCGTGAATACAAAGGCGTGGCTGTGCTCGCAGACTTTAAGAGATTCCGCCAAGACCTGACGATTATGGCCGGATTCTTCCGCCCTGTATTTGCTGCGAACGGTGAGGTACGTGTTGAAGCCGAGTCCCTAAAGTGGGCCAGCATGGACGAGAACCGATTCGAGAAATTGTATAGCGCGACGATCAATGTAGTGCTGGAAAAGTTGTTACCTAAAGGCCGGTATTCGGAATACGAGTTACGCAATCTAGTTGAGCGAACAATGGAGTTTTCATAATGGAAATAACAGACGCATGGAACCCGTTCAAAAAACCGCCGTTACGGGCATTGGTACCGGAGAACGCGAGGCTGGCAAGTCCGATAGGGTTTAGCTCAGACACTAAACGTGGGCCGCGGGCTGCATCCGTACCTTACGCAGAACGTGAACGGAAGGCTCAGTTAAAGGCCGATAAACGCCATCAAAGGCGTGTTGACTCCGGAATGGTAGCTCTGGAACAGACTTTAATGGCGTTTCTCAGGCAGGCCAAATCTATCCAGATGACCACGCGAGAACTCGCCGAGCTTGCCGGATGCGAGTCATGGATTGCCGGCCAACAACTCGCCTTGTTGAAGCGTGGTGGATTCATCCAAAACGAGGCTTACAAAGTTGGCGGGAAACCCGTTACGAAATGGTGGGTGCCGTGAACGTACGCCAGCGTGAACCCCGCATAGAGATGCCCAAGATACGCAAACACGCACGCGGGCAGGATTGCACGATGGGGAGTCCTGAATGCAACGGAGACTCTACAACAGTAGTCTGGGCGCATTCAAACATGAGCATGCACGGTAAGGGCGTGTGGTTGAAAAGCCACGATTTCAATGGCGCGTTCTGCTGTTCAGGGTGCCACGACTGGTACGACCGTCGAGTGATATTGAAAGATGACGTAGCGGATAGGGTTCATTACTTCCATAAGGCGCACGCGGGTAGTCTTTATATTCTTGTGCGCGACGGCATTCTGAAAACGTGACCTGGCTCATGGCCTACGTGTTGACCTACACCAGTTTTATCGTAATCACGCTTTTCCTATTTGAGAAGGGGATTATCTGAACCTACGACCTGCCTATGCTGCAACAGGTTTCGCATCACTGGAATCCGACCCTAACAATGAGCGGCCTATAGACAGAGTAGCCGCCGCGGGGATGGTTGACCCACTAGGACTGGCCATCTGGAAAATGCGCTATGGCCTTGAATCAGTGGCCTACAAAGAGGTCAGGAAGCAACTGATTCTGCTTTATCGGGCAAAACGAAGTCAATTCGAGACGCAGGGGGTTGTAGAGGCGATAGTGGATAATTGCCTACATGAATTCATGGCAGACAATTGCAGGGTGTGTAAGGGGGCGACGGAGGTTCTTTTTGGAGAACTCAAAATGACTTGTCCCGAATGCGGCGGACTCGGAAAACATAGGTACTCCGACAAAGAGCGCGCAATATTTATGAAGATGGCGCAGGAGCGTGTAAAACACGGTACCAGAATATCCACTAACATTCACTGGCTGTTAAACGTAATCAACACCTTAGACGTAAAGGTTAATTTCCAGATGGCTAATCAGTTGGAGAGAAAATGAAAACATTGTTGAGCATAGCATTGGCATTAACGCTATCAGGATGCGGATGGTTTGACCGTGTGGCGGCAACGACTACCGGCTACTCAAAGGTGTGTGTTGATAAGATTCAATATATCCAGTTCACCAGTGGCGTAACTGTAGCCTACACACCTGACGGCAAGGTAAAGACGTGTTCATAAACGAGCGCTGTCCATGAAACGTGAACAAGGGGAGAGATGATGATTGCACAGATGAGATTTGAATACGAGAATCCAGAGGATTCGCAAAACTATATTTACGTCTATCCTGATGACGGAACGTTTAGGTGTGAGCCGAAAAAGGGCGCGATTAAAATCCAGATTGGTGATGAACAGGCGGTGGGTAGCTATAACTCTAGTTTCGATCTATACATCACGTTACCGCCAGCGCAGGTAACGGCATTGCGTGACTTTTTGACAAAGATGATTGAGGCTGCGAAATGAGCGACTATAGATTAATGAAGAAGGCGATCGGGGAGATTGTATGAGCCATCTAGGAATAACGTTTGTATTGACCGACGACGAGGCTGCGGAACGCGATATGCGCAATGCCGAGCCAGATGTTCCAATAGAGACTACGCCAGAACTTGAGGCGGCCACGGATGCGCTAATGGACGCTGTGCGATGGGCTTTTAACGAAGATCGCGGCGCCTTCGACAATGAACTGTGCGGATTCGATTTTGGATCGCCTTGCCGAGATAGGGTTAGGGAGGCGCTGAGAATTCTGTTGGAGAATAAACCATGAGATATGCAGAACAACTTAGGTTAATGCTGGAGAAGCATCAGTGGGAGTTTCTGAATGACAGCGACAGATGCCCCGAAACGTGCGTTGAGTGCTATGGAGAGGCGCACAAACCCGATTGCCCCCTAGCAGCCCTCCTAGTAGAACCCCCAATCACTCAGGAAGACTTCGACCACATCATGAGCGCTCCCGTAGGGGCTATAAACATGCTGGATGTGTGGCGGGAGAAGATGAAGGATAAGGAGTGAAGGAAATGGCAACGACAATTAGTACCGGATTTACTACTGAGCTAATAATCCCAACATTCGACGAGTGGTACATGGAAAAGCACGGGCAATCGTTTGAGGATGACCAGAGACCTGATTGGCCTATTAAACATATTATTGGACGCTTGACTCAGGCTATGGGTGAATACGTTACTTATGTGGCGCGGATGGGGAAATAGTCCCAAAATACCCACCGTTCCGTAATTGTTGCTTTTTAAAAAAAGACGCTGTACAGTCCTACCGCTGACTAGTGTATCCATGTACGATGCAGCGCGGCGATTGACGGTCGCAATATCGAAACAGCGATTGGTGTACGCCGAACGGGTCAAGGCCGAAAGGCCACAAGAGTAGTGGATACCCCGCCACCATATTCCACAGAATTAAACCTAGCAGGCGCTCCCCGCCTGTGTTAGGCCTATGCATTCGCACTCCACGCCACAAGACTATGACGCGCAATCTCCGCGGTCTGGAAGAAATGAGATCACCTTTACTGACAAACCGGGTGCCCTTACCTAAGCTGGCGAGGGATAAACAGGAAAACTGGCAATTGACACTCCGCAAGGGGTAGGCGCATCGCCCACGATACGGGTTCCTGATAATAAACTGAGCTTCCGGACAACGAGCATCTAGCGTTGAACCCGCCTGCGTCTTGCCCCGCGGTTGTGGTAGGGTCAAGCCAGAGGGTTTGTCCAAACCTCGCTTATTTAGATAGTTTTTTTAGATCGCAACTCCATCGTTCATAGCGTACAGCTATGACAAGGTTTGTCACCTTGGTTTGGCGATCTAACAAAACGATTTTCAGAAGCCGGGAACCCTCAACACCTACTAGATAGTAAATGGAGGGTTGCCCGTGCGTTCTGGAATAATGCTTTTGCAATCACCGCATTTGAGTTCGTCGGTAGCTTCGTCATAGACAAGCTCACTGCTGCCGCATTCAGGGCAACGAATAGGTTTCTGGGTATCGTTTTCCATGTTGGTGATTTTATACCTAAACCGGATTCGTGAATTGATGAGGAATTGCAACATTTGTCAAAAATCATTTGTTTCTAGAGTTTTTTGACGTAAGTATCAACTGGGAGATTTAGATGGAATTAATCGAGTATCGGGTGCGCCCGGTGACGCGATATATCGTCACACGGTTTGAAAGAGACGTTGTAGGTTCGCACTGCGCTTATCAAGGAGAATTTGATAGCGATAAAACGGCTTACGCAGTTGCTTATGCGCTGTGTAAGGCTGACCACGAACGCAAGGGCTGGCCTATTGGTGACGAGCGTATTCAATATCCGTTGCCGATTGAGGCGAGTTCTGTAGATGCCGCTTTGGTCAATCGTGAAACATCGACAAAAGAGTTAGCCAGTTCAGATAGTTAGTACGTCTTTGGCCGAAAAGCGGATGCAGGTATACCAAGGCCTCGCCGATGGCGGCGGAACACCTGACGTAGCGAAGTAAGCCACCCCATTCCCCGGCTTCCGTGATCCTCCCCGCGGAAGTCTTTCGCCAGCCTTCGGGCTGGTTTTTTTATTTCAGGAGCGTCAATGCTGTATTGCCTATATGACAACGCCAAAGAGCGTCGTCTGGTGATCGACTGTGCGCTCGGTGACGGCGCTTCCATCAATACGGTGGAAGCGTCCTGCTGGCTTGACGCGAAGCAAAAGCTAGGATTTGAGCTTACTGCCCTCCAATCATACTTTTTGGAACGCGCTAACGCCAAGGAAGCGTAACCGTGGACACCGCGAAAGGCAAGTGTTCTACATGCCGGCACCGGATAGTCACTAAGCCCTTTACTGGATATTTCGGCTGCAAGTTGCAGAAGCCGTGGATTTACCACGCACTTTGCAACATAGCGAAGTGGGCGCCATGAGCCGCTTTAAAAAGATGGTCGATACCAGACGGCTGTATTGCTTCGAGAATACCTACCTCACCGGGGCGTATCTCCAAAAGCCGCGTTCTCTCCGCTTCCTGAAGACTTTAGCGGAAAAGGTGTGGGCCAAGCATGGCCGTAAACACGTCCGCGTGCCCTCCATTGCGATAGTTGAGGGCGCTAAATGGTCATCCTGCACCGGCTACTCAGAAATCGCTCTAGCCACGGCTACGAGCACCAGAAGGAACGTTCCTCACAATACGGTAGACGTTCTGATACACGAACTGACTCATGCAATGGGATTCGGCAACCCTCACGGGCCTGGATTCGCAAGAAAGTACGTTGAGCTCCTCGTTGAGTATGGGCGTTGCCACGAGGGTGAGTTGAAACTGGCTATGCGCCTTTTCAACATCAAACATTAAGGAATACATGGCCGCAAAAGTGTTGAGGGACGATGATTTCATTGAAGAATTCCAAAACATAGGTGCGAGGGGCATAGCCAGAAAATACAAGATGGACGCACGCAGTATCCATCGTCGCAGACGGGCTTTGGAGGGGCAATACAAGACGCACATTCTCCCGTCAGTGAAACCGCAATCACGGCAGTCCCCAACTAGGGAACTGGAAGAACATCCCGGCCGGCTATCAATAGATGTTCAGGATGGCACTGTTCTAATCGGCTCCGATTCGCATTACTGGCCGAACATAATTTCGACCGCACACAGAGCTTTTGTTTACTTCAACGAGAAGTTGAAACCAAAGTTTGTCATCAAGAACGGTGATGAACTGGATTTCCCAAGAATATCAAGGCACGCCCCTATTCAGTGGGAGCAACAGCCTACGGTAATTCAGGAAATTGAGACTGCCCAAGATCGACTGCACGAGATTACCGAAGTCAACAAGAATGCCAAATACCTTTGGCCGCTTGGGAATCACGACGCACGCTACGAGACGAAATTAGCCACCGTAGCTCCGGAATACGCCCGCGTTCACGGCGTTCATCTGAAAGATCATTTCCCACGGTGGAAGCCGTGTTGGTCTGTATGGATAAATGACACGGTAGTTGTAAAGCATCGCTGGGCGAACGGAATACACGCGGTTTACAACAACACCGTAAAGTCAGGCAAGACGATAGTTACCGGGCATCTGCACTCGCTCAAGGTAACGCCATGGTCGGACTACACGGGTACCAGGTACGGCGTTGACTGCGGCACGATGGCAGACCCATACGGCCCTCAATTTGAGGGCTACATGGAAGACAACGCTCGCAACTGGCGATCCGGTTTTGTCGTGCTGACATTTTACAAAGGCAAGTTGATCTGGCCGGATGTGGTTCATGTTGAGGACGAGAAAAAAGGCTTAGTCAGTTTTCAGGGGAAAGTTTACGAGGTTTAAATGCACATCAGCGAAGCGGGCAAAGACCTCATTAAAGAATTTGAGGGCTGCCGGCTGAAGGCGTACGACGATGGTGTGGGTGTACAGACTATCGGCTGGGGAAGAACAACAAACGTATCACCAGGTGATACCTGCACCCAGGAACAAGCTGACGCATGGTTTGACGCAGAAGTAGAAGAGTTTGCGAACTATATCAGTCTGGCGCTACAAGTAGCCGTATCTCAAAACGAGTTCGATGCGATGGTAAGCCTCGCCTACAACATAGGCACGACGGCTTTTGTGAGAAGCACGCTGCTTAAAAAGCTGAATGCTAGAGATTTTAAAGGCGCCGCCGAACAGTTTGACCGCTGGAACCAAGCTGGAGGAAGTCCCATGGCGGGACTAACCAGACGCCGCGCCGCCGAAAGGAAATTATTTGAAAAACCCTATACCCAAAATTTCGCTTAAAGACGCCATCAAGCGCATAGAGCAGTTGGAGCGCGAGGTGGAGCAATGGAAGGCTGCGAAAGGTAGTGTATTCCAGCCGTTCAGCCAAGTGATTGATGCCGTGTCTAAGTCACCGCTTCCTGCGGCAACCGTGACATTTACCAAACCGAAAGATGGCGTTATCTACGCCGTCGTGAACTCATGAAACAAGCCACGTACTGCGCAGTCTTCATGTGCCAAATGTTCCTAGCCCTGATATGGCTAGTCCGTCAATTCGTTCTGTGGGTACGTCCTTACTTATCGTTGCTTGGGATAGTCGGGATTGTCTGCGGGATGGTTTATCTATTTTTAGACTTTATGGAGCTTTTATGAAACTGCTTAAATTAAGCCTGCTCGTTATTTTACTTTCAGGCTGTGTGAGCACACCTGAACTTATCGTGGAAACCCCGACCGAGCGTACCTCGCTATCTCTACATCTGACGAAATCCGCCAGTTTCGTAGACCACCTGAAGGGTGCGCAATCGAACCTCCAGCAAGCGCAAGCCATTGGCGTGTTGCGTGAGAACGATCCGGCCCTTGCATGTGTAACTCAAGTCCTCGCCAAGATCGCGCCAGAGACGGGGGATGCACCCAAGTCATTCGTACCCAACTCCGGGAGCATTCTGGAAGACGCATCCATAGCGTACATCCTGAAACGGCAACTGGAAGACCTACGAAATCTCGGCCCGTCGCAACCCGACCCGACATGCCTTGGTTTGGTAGGACAGATCGTCTATGACGGCGCCGTAGCTGCGCGGAGGGGCTTGTCAGTATTGAACCCCATTCGAGGACTTCGTTGACCCTCCCCTTAGTTACTTTTGTTATCGGCATGTTCTGCATATTCCTGGCGGGCATTAATGTGTCCGGTGGACCGCACTTTAGTTTCGGCTGGGCGGGCCTGTTCCTGGTGTTTCTGAGTCAGAAATTGTAATGATTAATAACGAAGAGGGGCGTCCGAGTGGTCTGGAGCGCCATGCCCAGACACTGATACAGATGCTTATCTTCGTTTTGGTCGTATGGATAGGCAACACCGTATTCGAGCTTAGTAAGACTGCTGTCAAGGTAGAGTCGCAAAGCGTCGCGGCTAATGCGTCCAGCGCTCGTGTTGAACTCAAACTAAGCACCATGGAAACACAACTTCAGGTCGTGGACAGAAACGTGTACATCGTTACCTCGCGGCAGGAGGACTTTGAACGACGGCTCAAGGGCTTGGAAGCGCTGCGCGAACGGAAGCAATGAACTGTATCGAATGCCTGTTAATGGGCATAGCGAATTTAGTGGCGATCCTCGCCGTATTGATGGCTGTAATAACTTTAGGAGTACATATCATGGCAACACTTCAAGAATTGAAAGACGCAGTAGCAGCAGAAGCCGCTGAAGTAAAAGCTCGCGTGGATGCACTGGAAGCAGAAGTTCAATCACTAAAGGACATCATCGCGGCCGGTGGCACGATTACCGAAGCGCAATTGGATGAAGTGCTGGTGGGTGTTAAAGGCATTTTCACAGCACCGGCAGCTTAACCCATGCCCGTAACCTTAACGATCACGGTTACGGGATATGAAACCATATTGGAGACAATGATGAGTGCATTTGACGACCTGAAAGCAGAAATCGCAGCAGAGAAGGCGCAAGTTATGGCCGGCGTGAACCTATTGCTCGCCAACGTAGCTTCACTGGAAGCTTTGTTAGCTGATGGCGGACACGTAACGGCGGAACAGATTGCCGAGCTTCGCGGCGACATTCAAAACATTTTTACCCCGCCCCCGCCCACACCGTAAGTTGGCGGGGGTGGCTACAGTGGAGAGGATGGGGATGAACGAACCCTTAACACCGCAAGGTGAAAGCTGGGATACCTCATGGTACGGCTGGATGTAATGTTCGACGCCACTAAATTCCTGGATAAGCTCGCAAGCGAAGGCGTGTACCTAGTCTTAAACGACGGTTTTCTATACGCGGCCGGCGTGAACGAGACAGCCTTCCAATTAGTTCAGGGGGATATTGCAAAGCACAAAGAGGAAATAGCCTTCCTGCTAATGCACGAGCAAGGCCTGGATAACTTGGGAGCAACACATTGATGGACGATCAAATAAAGCGTGAGTTCGATTACATCATCGACGCATTCGATTTGCTTCCAGCATTAACTAGGAGAGCCGCAGTGAATCCATTTGCATACAAAGACGAGTTACTGCTTTACAAGAGTGGCCCCAATCAGCGCAGGTTTGACGAGATCGAGGCCGGCATATGTTCATGGCTGAAAACGCTATCCATTCCTGCGCTTAGGGACGATGACAAACTGAAGGCCTCGGCGAAACAGTTGCGCAAGGTATTGGTTGAGAAACTTAGCCTTGGGCCGAGCGAATAAACAATTAGATAAAAATGGGCATTAAGACAGGTAACCCGCGAGGCCGGCCAAAGGGTAGTCCGAACAAGCGCACCGCGGCGAGGGACAGGGCGGTGAAGGCCGTGGTGGAGAAGTTGGCCGAGGTTATACCGAACCTGTTTGATGGCGACTCTCACGCCTATTTGATTTCTATATACAAAGACCCGGCGCAACCCATGATGTCACGTATAGATGCGGCAAAAGCAGCCATCAAGTATGAGCGGCCGGCTTTGTCCTCAATCGAGCACAGCGGAGGTTTCGACGTTGGAATTAGCAAACTCGCAGGCGAACAGTTGGACGAAGCAATTCAACGAACTGCCGCTGAAGCATCAATTACTCTTGCTGCTACAGGAGAAGGCAAGGCGGGTTAAGTTACGGAAGCTATTCACCTATTTCCCTGACACCGGTCCGCTAAGACGCGAACTTTACAGGCAGCATCTTGAGTTCTTCCGGCTTGGCGAGACACACCAGATACGAGCGTTTTTGGCCGGCAATCGGATAGGAAAAACTGAGGGCGGTGGTGGCTACGAGCTAACCTGCCATCTCACAGGACGCTATCCAAGTTGGTGGGAGGGCGCAAGGTTCACCGAATACGTTCGGGCCTGGGCCGCGGGTGACACCAGACAGACCACCAAGGACATCATCCAGCAGAAGCTGTTGGGCGATTGGGGCAAGTTTGGGACGGGATTAATACCCGGCGAAGACATCATCAAGACTACGCCCATGCAGGGTGTGCCTGAAGCCGTGGGTACCGTGTGGGTACAGCACTACGACGAACACGGCAAGAAGGATGGCATATCCCGGCTGGGGTTTAAGTCGTTCGACCAAGGGCGAGAAGCCTTCCAGGGTACCGAACAAGAGGTTATCTGGCTAGATGAGGAAGCTGACGAGGGCATTCGTAATGAATGCATTCTGCGTCTGATGACCACTGACGGTCTGTTAATAGAGACATTCACGCCGCTGAAGGGGCTGACGAAGATCGTCATGCAGTATCTCCCCGCGGGTTACGAGGAAGGCATGGCGAGAGTAGTCACTGGTAACAGAGCAATGGTCATGGCCGGCTGGGATGACGTGCCCCACCTGACTGAAGCGCAAAAACAGTTGATGCGCGAGGAAACGCCGCCGCACTTAATCGAGGCGCGTTCCAAGGGCATACCAAGTATCGGCGCTGGCGCTATATATCCCCTGGCCGAGTCTGAGTTTGTTGTGGACGACATACCAATACAACCGTCGTGGCCGAGAGCATACGCCATGGATGTGGGCTGGAATCGTACCGCCACATTGTGGGGCGCACTAGACCCTATAAACAATATTACCTACCTGTACGCCGAGTATTACCGCGGGCAGGCAGAACCGCCGATTCATGCTGCTGCGATTAAGAATCGAGGTGACTGGATACCGGGGGTCATAGACCCCGCATCTTCTGGTTCTGGACAACAGGACGGCAAGAAACTGGCTGAGTTATACGGCACTGGATCAAAAGGCCAAGGCCTAGACCTTGCCTTTGCGAAGAACGATGTTGAGGCCGGTATTGCCGAGGTTTGGAAGGGTCTTTCAACAGGAAGCGTTAAGGTATTCAAGAGTTTGCAACATTGGCGCACAGAGTATCGGATGTATCACAGAAACGAAAAGGGCGTCATAGTGAAAGAAAGCGATCATCTGATGGATTGCACGCGCTACCTGCTGTTGTCGGGAATGCGGCGTGCTGTTAAGCAATCGTCAGGGAATATCCCTAAACCGGTGCGCCAGCGCGTACTGGATCGCGGAACGGGCCTGTGATCGAACCAGGTGCTTTACCTGCACAGTTAGACGAGTCGCAGTTAGCCGCTATAGCTGAAGCTGCGCTCAAAAAAGAAGAAGAACGTATTGTCCGTCTTAATTCATTAGCACTATCTCTTGGGTCGAAGCGCCGTACCGCTATTGATAACCGGGCGGCAAGCGGTATAGAGCAGATATGGCTGGAAGACGAGGACGCTTTTGACGGCATTGATGACGCTAATCGCGCTCAAGAAGGCGCTCAAGGAACTCGCCATAGATTTCTAAAGCCTACGTCATCGGCGGGAAGAGTAATTACCAAAAACGATGACGTAGACGAGAACGCCTGTATTTTGCTGCCGAACATCACGGCACCTTACGCGGAAGCTGGTGCGGCGAGCATTGCGGACATACTGCTCCCGTTGGATGAATGGCCGTTCGCGCTTGACCCAACGCCTGTTCCTGAGTTGACCCAGGTTCTGGAGCAGATGGGTGACATGCCTGATGAGCAGATGGTGCAAATGCCAGGTATGCAACAACCGGCCCAAGCGGGTGCGTTAAAGGCAGAAGCAGAACAAGTCCTTCAAAAGGCTAAGAAATGTGCTGAGAAGGCGGAGACACGTATCAAGGACTGGCTTACCGAATGCCAGTGGCACGGTAAGTCGCGCCGGCAGATTGATGATGCTGCTCGTGTGGGTACTGGAATTGTTAAAGGTCCGGTGCCGAGCATGAAAAAACAATACTCATGGCAGGAAGAGGGCGGCGTTAAGAAGTTAACTATCAAAGAAGAAATCAAACCGATTACAGATAACGTTGATTTCTGGAACCTATTTCCTGACTATCCCGCTTGTGGTGAGAATATTCACAACGGCTCGTTCGTATTTGAGCGAGGTGAAATCACCCATAAGACATTACAAGGATTACGCGGGCAAGATGGATGTATTGATAGCCAGATCGAACTGTGCCTGCAAGAAGGGCCGATTCAGGCCGAAGTATATCCTGGAGACAAACAGCCCAAGGACGGCACGTTCGAGATATGGTGGTTTCACGGCGCTTTAGAGCGTGAGGACGTAGAGGCTGCTGGTTGTGACTGTTCCGACCAGCCAGAAGGCTACATATCAATTCCCGCAGTGATTACGGTAGTCAATAACCGTATCATCCGGGCTGCTTTAAACCATCTGGATAAAGGTAGCTTCCCTTACGACATTCTGACGTGGCGCCGTCGCCCCGGAATGTCGTAAGGGCAGGGTATCCCACGACAGATCAGACCGGCGCAGCGAGGATTTACGGCGTGCTTCCGCGCGCTAATGGAGAATGCTGGGCTTAGTGCTAAGCCGATGATTGCCGTATTACGGAAGTATCTATTCCCTCAAGATCAATCATGGCAATTATTCGGCGGCAAGGTATTTGAGGTTAGCGCAGACGCTGACGTAAGAGATATTAAAGCCGCAATCACAACCCTACAGGTTGATAGCCGGCAGGCTGAGTTGCTGGGCATCATGCAGTTTCTGCTAAAGATGGCCGAGGATATTACCGGCCAACCGGCTTTGTTACAGGGGCAGCAGGGTAAGGCGCCGGACACGGTAGGCGTAACGACCATCCTGAATAACAACGCCAGTGTTACCCGTAGACGCATAGCACGTCAGTTTGACGACCAGGTGATTGAACCCGGCATCGGTCGTTACTACGACTATCTCATGCAGTACGGTGAGGATGAGGAAGAAAAGGGATTGTTCGTAATAGATGCCCGCGCTTCTAGTGTGCTAGTGGAACGCGACACGCAGAATCAGGGAATCATGCAGTTAATGGGCGCATCCGTAAATCAGGCCTATGGCGCCAACCCTCGTAAAGTGTTTGCTGCCGCTTGCAAGGCGCTGAAGATTGCTCCCGATGACCTCCAGTATACCGACGAGGAATGGAAGCAGATTCAGGAGAACGCCGCCAAACAGCCGGCAGACCCACGCATACAGGTAGCTCAGATCAACGCCGAACTTAAAGCGCAAGTCGAAGCCGGCCGCATTCAGTCAGAGTCGATAGAAAATGAGCGTGATCGTCAGAACGCATTGATTATCGCGGCCATAGATGAGCGCATGAACAGCACCGAACTCACTTCAGCCGAGCGGCAGAACCTTGACAAGATCAAGGGTACGCTCTCAGGTAAGGTGATTGAGGTCAAAGCGCAGCAACAACTGACCCGCGAAAACATGGAGCATCAGAAAGATGTGACCGTGGCTGGGCATAAGATGGACCTGCATAAGCATCGCAATCCGTCGCCTGACGTGATTAAAAAGCCTGCCGTTGAACCCCCTGGCAGGGCCGCTGAAGGTCAGGCGTTCGTGCAATGAGCGAACTTGGGTCTAGCGATTTCAAGTCAGAGACGTGGTTGAGATTCATTAAGTATCTTGAGGATGAGCTTGCCGAGCGACGCGCTTATAACGAAGGGGTAACGCTTACCGACGTTGAAACCGCAGTCATACGCGGCGAGATAAAACATATCAAGAAGCTGTTGAGATTAGCGGGCTAGAAATACCCCGCCTTTGTGAACCCGCCTAGTGCGGGTTTTTTCTTTTGGAGAGCGCATGAGCGAAGAAGTTGTCGTCCCAACCGAACAGGAAGCCTCCGCCGCGATCAGCGCCGGGTATGCAAAGGTTAACCCGCCCGCTGAAGTAGTAAAGACTGAAGCGGAGGTTGTTGAAACTCCACCCGAAAAGGTAGAGACGGTTGAGGCCGACCCATGGGAAGGCGTGCCGGATGTCGTTCGTAAGACGTTAGACGGCATCACTGGAAAACTAGGCTCTTTCGACGGTGACTTAAAGGCCACTGTCGGGCGTATCCAAGCCGAGAACACGAAGTTTGAAAAATTACTGGCTACTGCGCAATCGGTAGCCAAGACCGTAGAAGACGCGCCGACGCAAGCACAAATTGCCGTCGCCGCCACCACTGCGGAGTTGTGGCAAAAACAGAAGGATGACTACCCCGAATGGGCTGAAGGAATGGAAGCTAAGTTCGCCGCCGAACGCGCCGACTGGCTGAAAAGCGTTCCGACAGTTGATGTCGAGGGAATTAACAAATCGGTTTCGACCGTATCGACCAAGGTGGACAACCAACGCCTTGAACAGATGAGTGAAGTGGTGGCGATCAAGTATCCGGAATGGGAGAAGACGGTTTCTTCGGACAATCCCAAATTCGTTGCGTGGTACACGGCACAACCGCAGGAAGTTCAGGCGCTTGGGCAATCCGTCAGAGCACGCGACGCGATCAAGGTTCTTGATCTTTATACCGAACACGAAAAAGCCGAAACCGTACGCACCAAAAACCAAGCACGGCTCGCTGGAGTGGTAGCGCCTAAACAGGCGAACAGCGGCGGGCCTTCAATCTTACCGGACGAAGCGGGCCTCTCAGTCGGTTACAACCGGGTGAAGCGCGCGTAACAAAGGACATTAATTATGCCTATCCAAACCTACTCGACCAGTGCAGGTCGTATCAACGAAATCAAAGGCGAAATGCTCGCCATGGCCGAACCGACAATGGTTCTGGCGATGGGCGCCGAAATGAAGCGCATCCCCAAGAATAAGGGTGACAACATCAGCTATCGCCGTCTTATCCCGACTGGTGGCGCAACAACCAACTCCAACACGATCAATCGTTGGAGTGTTTCCGCAGTGGCGCATCTGTTGCAAGAAGGTGTGACGCCGAACGCTGAAACGCTGACGGATCAATACGTTAACGTTCAACTGAGCGAATACGGCGCGATTTACGGCTGGACCAACAAGACGGCCGACTTGCACGAAGACGACATCCCTGGCGACATGAAGTCTATTCTCGCAAAGCGTATGGGTCTGGTGCAGGAAATGATTCGCTACGGCAGCATGAAGGCGTGCTCTAACGTCTCCTACGCCGGTGGTACGACTCGTGCCACGGTAGACGAAGCTATCTCCCTGCTGGTGCTGCGTCGTATGGCGCGTACCCTGTTGGCGAACCATGCCAATAAAAAGAGCAAGGTTATCGCTGCTGGCCCGGATTACGACACCTCGGCGATTGAAGAAGCGTTCATGGTGTTCGTGCATACCGACGCCGCGGCTGACGTGCGCGATCTACCTGGCTTTGTACCGGTGTCGAAATATGCTGGCTTCAAACCGCTTAGCCCCAAGGAAATCGGTTCGTGCGAGGAATTCCGCTTCATCCTCAGTCCTGAACTCGCGTCCTATGCCGATTCTGGCGCTGCGATTGCTTCGACCGGGCTGTATTCCACGACCGGCTCACTGATCGACGTGTATCCGTTCATCGTTTGCGGTGAAGACGCGGTATTCGACATTGGCCTTAAAGGTGGTGATTCGTTCAACCTCTCCGTGATTCCGCATACGCAGAAGGACAAGAACGACATTCTTGGTCAGCGCGGCTATGTCGGCGCAAGCTTTTGGTCTGCGGTTCTTGTTGCCAACAATGGTTTCATGGGCGTGATCGAAGCCGGCGTTGATTCCCTGGCCTAACCCTTAACAATTCAGGAGAAACATATGAGAAACGCAAATCGACGCACCATTAGTTATGTGGCTACGGGTCTGACCAAAGGAACGACCTCTACCTACACCACGACCGCAACGAGCGAAACCGCAATCAACGGCAAGCGCTCCACCGGCTTGACCGCTCAAACCGATACCGCAACGCCGACAACCGACGCCGGCACTGGATTGGCTTACCGGGCGCTGACGGACAACCAGGCGACGGTGCTGGTGTTCGGTGTTACTGCTGCTGGTGCAATTGCCGTATGCCAAGGTGGTATCGAGCCGACCGACATCGGCGTAACGACTACTGCTGGCGCCTTCCGTCTGGCGCCGCAGTTCCCTAACCTGCCAGACAATTTCTGCCCGATTGGTTATCTGTTGGTGCGTACCGCACCTTCAGCGGTCGATTGGACGTTTGGCAGTTCAAGCTGGACGGCGACAGGCATAACAGCCTCCGCCGTGGTTGAAGTAGACGGCCAACTGCCCGACCGTCCGCAGACCAGCTAATCGCAAGCCACTAAACAAGCCGCCCTCCGGGGCGGTTTTTTTCGTACTAAGGAGACAACTGTATGGCACGAGTGAAGTCAGGTGTTGAAAAGAAACCGCGTTCACCGGCTCAACTGGCGAACGACGAGCGGTTGCGCGAACGAAAGAACGTAGCACCAGTTGTTATACGCAAGATGACCGAATCACAGGAACAGACCGTAGGCCAAAGCGGTGTTCGTGAATTCGACAAGAACAATGAACTAACCAAATTACCTACGGTACAGACTGAGAAGAAAAGCGCGAAGTGGATGGAGGACATGGCGTTTGCCAATGAAATCGTCACCGTTCGCATCCAGCCTGACACTAACAAAGCATCCCATCCATTCCCCGAAGTCTGGGTGAACGGACGTGTTCAGCGTTTCGTGCGCGGCGAAGAACAAAAGGTTCGCCGTTGCTATGTGGAAAAACTGGCGCGCATGAAGCTGACCTCCTACGACAACCTGAAAACCAAGGATGTCAACGGTGAGGATGTCTATCGCTACCCGCATACGACTGGATTGGTGTTCCCGTTCACCGTCGTAGGTGACACGCCCAAGGGCGATGCGTGGCTTAAACAAATTTTGCAGGAAGCAGGCTAATCGTACGCCGTTGCAGTTGGGTATCCGAATTTCTCGGCTATCCCTTTTAAGGAGATTCACATGGCAGACCGTATTCAGCAATATCTAAACAAATTACCCGACCGTCGTGTTTCAGTTGTGTTGCAGCAAATCTTTGGGCGCTTTATCTCAACGAAGGCTGACGATGGGGCGAGTCCTACGGTAGCGCTCAAGCCGGCGCGCGTCATTACGGCTGAAGGCGCACCGAGTTCCGTAGCTACTGCTGGTGCTGGAACGATTTCAGCGGCTCATGTTATGAGCGGTATCTATGTGCGTGACTGTGCTGGTGCGGGCCGTACAGACACTTTTGATACTGGAGCCGCAATCGTTGCCGCGGTTCCCAATGCGGCGGTAGGAGACGTGCTTCGTCTGTTGATTGTGAATGGTTCGGACGCGGCAGAAACAATCACCTTGGGCGTTCCCGCCAGCGGTGGGTTTGATACCAACCAAACCGCGACAGCACGGGTCATCCCGCAGTTCCATTCCAAACTCGTTCACATACGATTGACCAATGTAACGGCTGGCGCCGAAGCATACGTCGTTTACGCATAAGGAATCCTCATGGCAGCTATTGCGCCGACCCTCACCAGGCATGGCCCTGATGCCGCTCTTGTTTCGTGGCTGGCTGTAGGAAACGGAGACACGTTTGCGCCATTCAACCGGCTATCGCACTCCGGATTTACACGTAGGAGCGTACAGATAACAGGGACGTTTGGCAGCGCAACAGTTGTCATCAATGGTTCTATAGATGGGACTACTTACGCGGGACTGAGCGATGTTCAAGGCACTCTGGTAAGTAAAACGGCTGCTGGCTTTGAACAGCTTCAGGACATTACGCCTTTCGTTCAGCCGGCTAAGTCTGGCGGTACTGGCGAAAGTATCAACGTGTATATGTTCCTGGCCCGTTAATGCTCGTCTCCGTCCGCGCCAACAACATCAAGCGTGTCAAGTGGCGCACACCAACACCGGGCGGAGTAACGGTATCGTGGGCGAGTAATCCTACACCTTCATTTGTTGCCGGCTCCACGACTCCGTATGTCATATCGGGATTTGTAGATACCTATCTTGCTGCTACGGATTCAATCTCGCTGGCTCCGGGAAGTGCGGCTTTACCTACGGGTATTTCGCTTTCAGGGATTGGCGCATCACTAACGGCTGGTGGCAATCAGGTTGCTGGAAGTTACACGGGCATTAAGTTTCGCGTTACGCGTATCGGCGCCGCAACTCCAGCAGACACCGAACTAATAACCATTGTCGTAAATGCAGCGAGTGGTGTTGTTCGTCCCGGTCCAGGCCACGTCAAGATAACGATTACCTCTCCGTTGAGAGGGGCTTCGTCTATCACGGCTTCGACGCCGGTTCTTTATACAACTACCAATTGGGTGAACGGGCCGGCAGAGTTATTGGTAGATGGCATTGTTCACGATACCGCTACGGTGAGTTCGCCGGGATTGACCTTGGACCCCAGCGCTTTAACGGCTGGCCCCCACCTGATGTATATCCGCATCGTCCAACTATCGCCTTTAAGAGATGGACGCTCTACGGATGTGGTGTTCATGAAAACACCGCTGCCGGCACTGACCAGTACCAGACCTGTAGGCGCTTCTGCATTCGGCCCGTACCTTTATTTCAATCTGCCGAATACCGGTACCAGAGGGCAGAGCTACGTTCGTTTCCAAGTTGGACCGTATGTATTCCGAGGGTCTACCAACCCCATAGCGATACGCTCGCAGACGCACAGCGGGGCAACGATAACCCCGTCAGGCCGTATCAAGTTCACGCTGGATAACGTGCCGTTTGGGAGCTTCATTGACCCCAATGCTACGGAGTGGGTAGGCAATTTCGATACCACCGGGATCCCCGAAGGCTCGCATTATCTTTCAGCAGTAGCGGAAGACAATAGTAAATGGTGTGAAGGTATCAACATCGAGGTTGACAACAATCTCGCCGCCGAGACAGGGGCTAGAGATGTTTGGGTTTCGTCAATTCTCTATGACCATGAATACAACATCGTTCCGCATGATGAGCGTGCTTTTAAAGTCACGTATCCCGGAACGTTTCAGGATTTTCAGGGCGATCCTATACCACAGCCGGGAAGGACGCGTACACCGTGGAGCACCTGGAGCACCGTAACCAACTGGAAAGATTTTTGGTCGCAGCCTGTTGGCGTGTGTATCCGTCAGGGCTGGCCGCGGCGTCTAAATGAGACTGCTGCTGGTTTTATCAATACCAACCAGTACATGCAGTACCCGTACTTCGGGCTGGATTCTCCCGGCATGCCTTTGTATGACGGGCCGAGAGGCGTTGCGACGTTCGGTCATGCATGGGCTGGTTTTACCCACGCCTTAACCGGAACCGTCTACGGCATCAGTACTCAAGGTGCTTTGTGGGTGCTGCATATATCAGGACGCAAGACGACAATAGCCGGCAAGCGTCGTCCGATCAACAGGCTTCCCAAGCCGTACGACGAACTGGAATTAGTGGGCAACTGGCTGGATGGACCTGTCGGATTTAACGAGCCGTGGGGTCTTGCTCACGATGCTCGTGATGGAGACATCACCCAAGCTAATACTTTTCTCAAGACGTTTCTAGTCACCGACACTTACAACCATTGCATCAGACTGGTTGACATTACCCCGTTTGCATTGGACGGCGGACAGCCGACCATTACCACAATCGCGGGTAGCAAGACTTCAACCCCCGGATTTGTAGACGGGCCTTTAGCCACCGCCAGATTCGACGCTCCCTGGGACATCTGCGCAGACAACGCCAGACCCGGCGTGTTCTTCTGTACCGATTTTAACAACGGCGCTATTCGTGAAATCAACCTGAATACCGGGATGGTTTCAACCGTCGTCACTTCGGCTTTTCCGCGGCACGGTGGACGCCGAATACTGAATGCAGCCTTAGAACAGAACTACTACCCGCAACCTGAGCATACGCACGTAGGCGGCACCTTCGGTGTGGGGCATCTGTCCTTTCCGCAGTCCATCAAGATGGACAGTCAGGGTCGGTTGTTGGTCACTTGCAAATACGCCAAGGGACCGGCCACGGTTACGACTTATGGCGGCGGGGTTCTGGTTCGCGTTGATCTGGTGGCGCATACCATTAGCGATGCACTGTTCTCGCCGGCATGGGATTCCAATGTCCGTGATTGGTACATAGCTTTATCCGATGGTACTTGCGGACCGCTTGATTTTGTATACGGCACCCGTTGGGGCTATTCGTTCATGCTTGAGCCGAATGGCTCCGGTGGTTATACCCAGCGCGGCGAAATTCCATTTACGTCTGATGGTACGTGGATACCGGGTTGCATAGAAGGCCCATCCCATAGCACCACCATTGTTTCGTATCCATCGATGGTTACGTGTGCTGGTGGTCAACTGACGATCATGGGTACCGGTGCTGAGTGCGCCTACAGAATCACCAGGAAACTACCGACCGACCCGGTTTTTAATAACACGACATTTAGCGCTGGTTACAACTTATATACCGCGACATGGGGCATACGCCACGGCCTAAGAGGTCATGACACTTTAGAGAGCCTTGGTTTTTCGCATATTCGTCAGTTTGACGATGCGACGCTGGGTGCCCTTCTAAGCTCTGGCTGGGGGCTGGAATATTCCCCTACGTTTACCTCGCAGCAGATTGCCGACTTAATTTACTACATTCGCTGGCCGGTACCTTATGTCGCGCCGGAGCCTCCGGAAGACCCCGAAGACCCGCCAGTAGGCGCCATTGCAACCGTAATTCTTACATCGCCCGCACCCGGCGCGACGATCACGGGTTCGACTCCGGTGACGTACACCACGACGAACTGGACGGATGGCTCGGCGGTTCTTTATGTGGATGGTTATGAACATGCCAGAGCCACAGTCGCCAGTCCTACGCTGACCTTTAATCCCACCGGATTAGTCAACGAGCCGCATACGATTTACATCGAGATTGAGCCGGTAACGCTGCTTAACGCTCGCTCCAACAATATCGTTGTGCTGACCACGATGACGGCTTGGCCGACGCTGGCCCCGTACGCCGGCCAGCCGATGACCTACAGCACGTACATGTATTTTTTCACGCCGGCCACCCTGACCAAAGGGCAGTCTTACACCAGACATTATGTTTACCCATGGCCGTTTAGTGGCGCAGTCAATCCGGTTCAGGTACGCATACAACAACTAGGCGGCACGCCGAGAACAAGTCTACAACGCATAAAACTCTATGTGGACAACGTGCCCGTTGGCGGATTTATCAGTCCCGGTGCGGTTTCTGCTGGCGAAACCAAGTGGGACGGCAATATCGATGTGACCGGGTTAGCTCCGGGTTCCCATGTCATTCATGCGGAAATGGAAGACGGCTCTACCTGGTGCGAAGCGACTTTACTTGCAATAGGAACTGCTCCTACAGGACCACAAAACGTATGGGCAATCAACGTCGCCTTTGATGCTATTTTCAACCTGCATCAACCGGAATCCAGACCGTTCAAGGTTTATTACGGCGGGACTCTGCCGCGACACCGCGGGCAATACAGACCGATAGGGGAGCGTGCCAGAACAGCATGGACCACCTTCCTTGCCGCCAGTAATTTCTGGGCAACGCCTTATTCGTCGTGCATTAACTTAGGCTCAACCATCCGCTTTGAGAAGACGACGACGGGCCATGTTCACACTTACACAGGCCAAAAATATCCCTACGCAAACTTAGCAACACAGGACATGCCGCTGTACGACGGGCCTATAGGTCAATTGTCTTTCGGCCATGCCTGTGGCGCTATAAACGATGTCAATGCCAATGTCTGGGGGATTAGTACAGAGGGCCGCTTCTGGAAGCAGGATGAAACCGGCTGGCTAAGGACTTACGCCGGAATACATCGTTCTGATACGGTGACACCTACATCTCCTGGGGTATGTGAAGCCATCGGGAATTTCGTTGATGGCATAAACCATTTTGAAGAGACATGGGGGATTGCTTCCGATATTCGGGATAACCCGGCAGACCTCAGAAACTTCTATTTAACAGACACCTATAACCACTGCATACGACTGGTGAATATCAACAACACCTTTGTTAAAGGTGGGGTTGCAAATATCACTACCGTAGCAGGGAGCAAGACAGGGACTTCGGGATTTGTCAACGGCACGCTGGATGTGGCGAGGTTCAGTGCCCCGTGGGGTATTTGCGCCGACAGATTCAATGCGGGCATTTTTTACGTCACTGATTTTAACAATGCCGCGATACGCAAGATTGACCTGAATACGGGTCTGGTTTCCACACTGGTAGTTTCATCCAGTCCCAATCCCGGCACTCTTGCAAGACCTGAAACCATCCCATCATTCAGTCCGCCGACGCATTTACACGTCGGCGGGGCTTTCGGCGTGGCGACCTTGTACTGGCCGCAAGGCATCTGTCAGGACAGTCAGGGGCGTTTACTGGTTGGCTGTAAGTACGCAGGTTCCGCCAAAGGCGGATGCCTGGTGCGTATCGACATTCAGGCGCAGACCATTTCCAGCGCCTTATACAGCCCGCCATTCAATGCGAATTCTCACGACTGGCAGTTAGCGGTAAATCATGACGGTACTACTGGTGATCTGGACACGGTTTACCTCACACGCTGGGGCGATAGTTTTGTGCTTAAGCCAGACGGTGCTGGTGGTTATACCGATTTCGGCCTGTTGATGACCAATGAAGCGGACGGACTTTACTCGCCCGGTGTTGGAGAAGGTCCGGCCTATATCGGCTATCGCGTGGCGTATCCGGCCGCGATTAGCTGTGATTACGGATTCATTTTTGTGACGGGCATCGGCAGTGAATGCGCGTGGCGATATACCCGCAAAGAAGTCACCGACCCCGCCTTTACGATTACCCAGCACGACAAACACGAGCGCGGCTATCTGCTGTTCAGAGCGACGTGGGGTTCCAGACACGGCCGCGTAGGGGCGGATCACTTTGAGGGTCGAGGCATACACGAACTTAGACAGTTCAATGACGCGACCATGGGCCTCATTTTGCAGAACGGATGGGGCATAGGTTTTCTACCTGAATTCACACCGACTGAATTATCCGACCTGATTTATTACATAAGGTGGCCGTTCGTATGATGATCGTTATACGCAGGCCTCTTGTTAGTAATGTGAAATGGGGTGTGCCAACAGGTGGTCCCGCAATAACGGTTGAATGGCAAACACAGCCCACGCCTAGCTTTATTGAAGGCACAACCACACCCTATCCGCTGGGTCAGCACATAGCGAATTACAACGCCGCCACGGACACGGTAACGCTTACGGGTTTAAGCGGCGGCTTACCGGTTTGGCTGCAACTGCTGGGCAATCAGTTGGCGCCTGATGGCACACAGTCGGCAGGGAATCCATGGACGAACCTGCAATTCAGGGTGACGCGCATCGGAGCGGTAGCCCCAGCCGATACCGGCTTTATTTCGGGAACCGTAGACGCGGAAGAGGAAGAAGAAGAATTGCCGGCATGGGTTCCGGCGCCCGGTGTCGTAGCGGCTATTTCGCTCAACACCATGAGCGCGGTCAATCCGGGTGCTGGTGTGTGGAATCCGAACGGCAATCAACAACGCATCTTGGAGGCTTGGGGTTCTGGTGGGTTCTCCCCGCATTTCGGGCCGCTGGGTGCTTACTTTGTATGTAACGGTGGCGATCAGGATTATTGGGGAAACGAAGTCTATGTTTTCCCATTAGCCGATACCACGACGACTGTAGGCTTCTTTCCTGCATTAACCTGGAAGCGCATCAACAGTCCTTCTGCGGCGATGAACGGAACGTCGTCCACGATAGACCCCGCCTTTAACATTACCTGGGGCGAGCATGGCGACGGTACACCCGCCATGCCGCATACCTACGATCAGTTGGAATACCTCCCGCCAAGTGCTGGTGGAGGTGTTATGGGTTCGGCGCTTCTTGGGACCAAGAACGTCGCTTATAAAACCAGCCACTTTCAGACCGCGCATAGATGCGATCTGGATACCGGTGTTTGGTCAAGAGCTTCTACCAATGCCTCAACCATGGCGGGAGATATTGATTCTCCATCATGGGTGTATTACGCGGCGACTAATCGTGTTTACGGTTTTCCCAGCAAGGTAAGCCGGCCTTTCGACAGTAACTTTTATTGGCTGGATATTTCCAGCGGCTTGCCCGGAACATTCGCTTCCAGTGGCGTGCCGAGTCGTTTGATGCCGGCCTACGCCTGTGGTCGGGTGTGGACCGAACAGAATCGTATCGTGCTGCTTGGGAATAATTACACGACGGTTCCGACGATCATGTATTTCACGATCTACAACCCGGCCAGTCCTTCGACGGAAGTTATTCCCACATTGGTCGGTGACGCCATGCCCGCGGCACAGGCAGGTTCGTTTGATTGGGTGCCGGAACTCGGTGCTTTTTTCGTGCGGTCCTGTCAAGCGGCGGACGTACAGAAACTGTGGAAAGTAACGCCGAATCCCTCCAATCCGCTTGCCGGCACATGGACCGTCGAACTCATAACCATGACAGGTGTTGCGGTTACGGGATTCACGATTAGCGGCATGTGGAAGCGGTTCTCGTATGCCGGTGCCGCTGGGATACCGTGCTTTTTGTGGGTCAACTCAGTGACCGGCGCGGTTTACGCCTATCGACCTTTAGGAACATAGAAATGGCATTAACACTCAAAGCCAGTGGTGTAGCGACAGCTTGTGTCCAGGTAATAGCCGTTGATGGATCGACCATTAAAGAATTTGTAAGCGGGGCAACTATCGGCAGTGGTTTAACCCAGACCGGTACGTTAGCAACGGGTTCTCGTACGTGGAACGGTCACGCCAGTACCGCCTATTTGCAAACGAATGGAACGGACAACTCTCTGGAGATTACCTCTCCGCCGACGAATTCAAATCCCACGACGGTCATGTTTGTGTTCGCAGAAACGGGCGCTATCAGTGGCACATCGTTTTTGTCCGGCGACGGTGCCGGGGTAACTGTTTTCGGCCATTCGAGCGGGGTGTTTATTCTGGGCGACCCGTCTAACGCCACAGCCATTCAAGGTACGGTGGTTTCAACGACTTCGGCTTATAGCCTGTCGCTCTCCGCAAAAGCCACAAATGCATTCTCTTATTTTGCGCTGGAGGGCAACACCGCTGTAGCCGTAGACCGACTCGATGCGTCGCCTTCTGGAGCGCTGTCTTCGGACGTTGGCTTGAAAAATATCGGCACGTTTGCGGGCGGTGGACGGATGGCATTGAAGCTTATCGTTTCTCTAGTCATGAACAGAGACATAACGCTTGCTGAGTTCAATGCCATTCATGGTGATCCGATAGGTACCTTGTTTGATGGTGGCGGTGCGCCTCCGGAATTACACGTCCCTGTAAAGGGCACTGTTAAGCGATTTAGACAGTAACTATTTAGCACTCAACAAAGACCGCCTTCTGGCGGTTTTTTTATTGGAGAAACACAATGCGCTTCCTGCGAACCAATACGGCAGTAATTTTAACTGTTGGACCCTTTTACGACGCTGCCGATGGCGTAACACTGGAAAACTCTCTGACCATTACCAACGAGAGAATCACGCTGACGGCAGATACGGACGCCGGCAGTGCGCCGACGTTGGTCCTGGATAACGTCACAGGGGCGACATCCGCAACCTCCAATGACCTGAACTATATAACGAGTCAGGACGCCGGATTGATGCAGCTTGAATTGTCGGCTGCGAATACAAACCGCTTGGGCCGGATGTTCCTGTCTATTACAGACTCGACCAATCACGCTCCGGTATTCCATGAGTTCATGGTTTTACCCGCGATGATTTACGACGCATTCGTTCTTGGCACGGATGTTCTTGATTCGAGCGTGACGCAGATTCTTGGCACGGCTGTTTCAAGCCCTGCCACTGCCGGCATTCTGGATGTGAACGTCAAGAACATCGACAACGATGCGGCGAGCGCTTCCGGCACTGTGACCTTCCCGAACGGCACTGTTGCAAGTACGACCAACATTACCGCTGCTGCGGGTATCGCGGTGAGTTCGTTGGGCGCGAACGTTATTACTGCTGCTTCCACCGCATCTGACTATCTGGTGGAGATGGAAAACACGGTATGGAACACCAACGTTTCGGCTCATACTGGTTTGGGTACTACAGGTGCAAACATTGACGTTCCGACGTCCAGCGTATCGGGTGGAACGTTTACCGATGCGGACTACGGCATTATCGACCGTGGCACGGCGCAGTCTGTGTCTTCCACCACGATCCAACTGCGTGCGGCCGCTGCGTTCTCCAATGACCTGATTAACGCTGCCACAGTCCTAATTGCTTCGGCAACCTTGGGAACCGGTCAGTCGCGTCAGATTACCGACTACGACGCGGCGACCGATACCGCGACGGTGGACGCCTGGGCCGTAACGCCTACGGGCACCGTGACCTACCGCGTCTTCGCTACCGCTCCGGCTTCTGCTACCGCAGTTCCTGATGTGAACGTGATTAACTGGAAAGGCTCTACGGCTCCTGCCATGACGGGCGACTCCTTCGCGCGCCTCGGTGCGCCGGCCGTAACCGTATCTGCTGACATTGCCGCGATTAAAGCGGTGGCGGACAGTGTTGATACCAAAGCGACCAATATCCAAGGACGTATTCCTACGTCTCTGGTAAGTGGTCGGATTGACGCATCTGTGGGGGCTATAGCGACGGATGCTATTACCTCCGGTGCTGTTGCTGCCAGTGCTGTGACAGAGCTTGCCAATGGCTTCCTGGACGCAACTATGTCCGGGCATACCTCTGGCGGGACTGTGGGCGGAACGCTTAACTCTGCTGCCGCTGCTGCCGATCCTCTGGCGGCGACTGTCGGCGGTTACGGTCCGGGAACCTACGGTGCGTTGCTGGATGACATGCTTGATGCGGCTATCAGCACTCGTGCAAGTCAATCTTCGATCACCGCGGCAGGCGTTGTTGAGGCTGCGATTAAAGCCAAGACCGATAGCCTGACATTCACCAAAGCCTTAGAACTGGATGTCAACATACAGAGCGTCAACGACACCACGGTATCCGGTGTTGGCTCTGCGGGATCGCCTTGGGTCCCCGCCTAAGCTATGTCGTCATCTTGGGGCGGCTCCTGGGGTTCTAGCTGGGGGAATTCTTGGGGCACGATTACCGGCGATCCTTCGGCGCCGGTTGTCGGTACCCGTCCTACCGGTAAAACCTATCTGGAGTTATGCCAGATACTGCGGAGTGAGTGCAGCGTTTCAGGCGTAGGTCCAGTAACGGTCCTTAATCAAACCGGACTCTTGCAAAAGATATGCCGTTGGATTTCAGTTAGCTACATAGACATCCAACTTCGCTATCCAAACTGGAACTGGATGCGGGCAGAGTTCACCTTGCCCACAGTCGCAGATGAATCTACTTATCCCTTCTGGGACTGTACCGATGTCAGGGCCGCGACGCCCATAACACGCTTCGCCAACTGGATCAATCGTGACGCAAGACTTCCTTTCAAGATTTACAAGGAATCTGATGGTGTTGCGAGCGAACAGTATTTGTTGCCGTTGGAATACGAACGCTTCCGCGATATTTATATCTTCGGCGGACGACAGCAAGTACCGGGAAGGCCGGTTAATTACAGCGTCACCGATGACGAACAACTTATCTTCGGGCCGACCCCGGACGATGTTTACATAGTAACCGGACATTATCAGCGCGGCCCTCAAGTATTAACACTGGACGCCGACGAACCAGACTTCCCCCTACGTTTCCATGACCTGATTGTTTACTACGCCATGGAGCGTTACGCGACTAATTCTGTCGCCCCTGAAATGCTCGCCCGCGGTGCGCTGGAAGGCGGGCGGCTTCTAAGAGCGCTGGAACAGAACCAGCTACCGCAGATTAGATTAGGCAGGCCGCTCGTTTGAAAAACGCGGCCTACGCTCAACTGCAACAGGCAGTCTCAAGCGTAAATGTAAAGCCTGACTACATCCGTCTTATCGGTGGGCTGGATGAGGTAACACCTCCGTACGAACGCAAGCCAGGAGTCCTCCGCTTCAGTCTTAATTTCGAGGCGGATACGCTTGGTGGGTATCGTCGGATGTCAGGCTACGAGCGCTTCAACGGCATGCAGAAGCCGTCTGAAGGTACCTATGTCGTTCTGGCGATGCAGTTCACAGGCATTGTTGCTGTGGGTGATGCTATTACCGGGTCTGTATCGGGAGCGACCGCAACCGCGATAGCAGTCACCAGCAGTCAGGTCATCGCTTCCGGTATTACGGGAACGTTCCAAAGTGGCGACATTCTGTTTGTGTTGGGCGATCCACGAGGACTTGTCGTTTCCTCTCCGGTAATCGGTGGTGGCTCCAGCACCGCTTTGAAGGCGGAATATAAAGGTCTTACTGCGGATTACTACCGCCAGTTTATTACCGTCGTTCCAGGCTCAGACAGAATCTTGGGCGTATTTGAATACAACGGACTGGTTTACGCATTGCGTAACAGTGTTTCCGGTTCGACAGCGGCTTTGTGGGTGGCAACCTCGTTAGGCTGGATACAAAAGAGTCTCGGCAGAGAGATAGCTTTTACCTCCGGCTCCATAGAGATATTCGAGGGCGATACCATCATAGGGGCGACTTCTGCTGCTGAAGCGGTCGTTACCCGCGTGTATGTTCAATCGGGGACATGGGATGCCGGAACTGCTGCCGGACGAATCCTATTCGCATCCCAGACCGGGACTTTCGTTTCCGAGAATTTAGATACTGATGACGATACGAACCTGGCAACGATAGCCGGAAACAGCGCAGCAATTTCCTTGCTGCCGAACGGTCGCTATAAATTTATCATTGAAAACTTCGGCGGCGCAAGTGGTACTCGTCGTGTCTATGGAGTAGACGGGGTTAATCCCGGATTTGAATTCGACGGCTCGGTATGGGTGCAGATTCATACTGGAATGGTAGTTGATGCGCCTACCCAGATTTCCGAACACAAGAAGCAATTGTTTTTCGCCTTCGGCTCGTCGGCTCAACATTCCGCCCCCGGACAGCCTTACATCTTCAACGCGATTTTAGGCGCTGCGGAAATAGCGGTAGGCGATGACATTACCGGATTTTCTTCGCAGCCGGGTTCAGAAGGCGGCGGTGCTTTAGCGATATTCAGCCGCAATTCATTAAACGTTTTGTATGGCTCTGGTGTCTCGGACTGGAGCCTAACCCCGTATCGCAAAGAAGTCGGCGCGTACGCCAACACCATTCAGGACGTAGGTTTCACGATCTTCCTGGATGACCGTGGGATAACCGATTTACAGACCAGCCAGAACTACGGCAACTTTGCTCATACAGCTATATCCGACAGAGTAAGGCCGAGCATTACCCTGTTGCAACAGTCTTCGTGCGCGTCCTGTGTTTCAAGGGACCGCAATCAGTATCGGCTGTTCTTTTCAACTGGTAATGCTTTGTACGTGACGATAGCCGGCGGGAAAGTGGTGGGGATTACGCCTCACTTATTTCCTATACCCGTGCTCTGTGTTTGGCATGGCGAGACTTCAGACGGTGGGGAACGAATTTATTTCGGCTCTCAGGACGGTCATGTATTCCAGATGGACAAGGGAACGTCTTTTGATGGAACTGCGATAGATGCTCACCTTGATCTGGCTTACAACTTCCAGAAGTCTCCGCGAATAGAAAAACACTATTGGGACTGCACCACGGAGATTTCAGGTGGTGGATATGCGGCCTTCAACCTCGGCTACAGCTTGGGTTATGGCAACACAGACATTCCGCAACCCGTAGACCAGAACGTAATAGCTAACTTCAGGCCTGCGATCTGGGATGAATTCGTGTGGGATGAATTCGTGTGGGATGGGGTAACCCTCATGCCAAGTACTTTAGAAATCGGTGGCGATGCGGAAAATATCTCTCTAGCTATTAAATCGAATTCAGCCATCTACGAGCCGTTCGTTATTACCGCCGCGCTTATTTATTACACCATGAGACGACGCACCAGACCGTAATGAACCAACACATCACACAACCCGCTTCGGCGGGTTTTTTCATTTCTGGAGGCAGTTCTTGAGCAACGAATATTACAACAAGACCGGAAGCCCAGGATTCCATTCAGACGGCAGTTCCATTGTTATCGCCAATGAATACGCTGCGATTGAGACGGGCTTTAACAAACTCCCGGTAATGGCTGGGTCTGGCGGGCAGTCAGTATGGATCAATGCCGGTGGAACGCGGATGGAGACGAAGACAGCTTCCTCAACCCGCATCGCATTGGACGTGCCGAATACGGCCGGTTTGGGTGCTGCTGGGATTTGGGGAATAGGCATTAGCGGGAATGCAGCCACGGCAACCCTCGCGTCTACGGCGGCTTTAGCGACAGTCGCAACCACGGCTTTGAATGGCGGTGTGACCAGCGTAAACGGTCAGACCGGTGCTGTAACGGTAAGCGGTGTCGGCGCTGGCGTCACATCTATAAACGTGGACGGTGGCGCCACAGGTCTTATTGCTACTGGTGGCCCGGTAACTTCAGTCGGAACCATAACGCTATCTGGTGTTTTAGAAGTCGCTAGCGGCGGTACCGGAGCGACAGACGCGCCCGGTGCGCGGGCTGTTCTGGGTGTCCCTTCCGTCATAGGAACAGACGCCAGCGGTGAATGGGCGATAGATATTACCGGGAATGCTGCCACCGCTTCAAACGGCGGGGTTACATCTGTCTCGGTAGACGGCGGCGCCCCGATGACTGGAGACGTTGCCTTTTCTACGGGTGGCGGCGGTGGTGGCGGTGGCGGGTCTGTTACGTCGGTAAACGTGTCCGGTGGGTCAACGGGTCTTGTATTTACTGGCGGCGCGATTACCACGTCAGGAACAATTGTAGCTGGTGGCACGCTGGCAATTACGGCAGGTGGCACGGGCGCGACTTCTGCTGCTGCTGCACGCACAGCCTTAAATGTTCCGGCTCGTGATGGATCTGGCGCTACTGGAACCGCATGGCCGATAGGCATTACAGGTAATGCGGCAACAGCTACAAGCGCTACCACGGCCGGCAGTGCATCCACAGCGACCTTTGCTACCACGGCGGGCAATGGTGGTGTTACTTCCGTCAACGGCCTGTCCGGTTCGGTAACGATAACCAATATCGTCGGCAACGCCGCTACCGCAACGACTGCGGCGAACGGTGGCGTGACTTCGGTGAATGGCAGTACCGGCGCTGTAACAGTGACGAACATTTCTGGTAACGCTGCGACAGCAACGACTATTTCTGGCGTTGTCGCAATTGCGAACGGCGGCACTGCGGCGAGTTCTGCCGCTGCTGCGCGTACCAACCTTGCCGTTCCGTCACTGACGGGTACCGGTGCTTCTGGAACTTGGGGTATTAATGTTTCTGGCAATGCTGCAACTGCTTCAAATGGTGGTGTGACCAGTGTTAATACTGGCACTGGCGCAATAAATTTTGTGGGCGCCATAGATGTGGTTGGCGGCACTAAGGCAATTTTAGTCAGTCAGGTGGGATCAACGATCACGCTTACCCGACAAATAACAGCCTCAGACAATAGCTCAATCCATCCGCACAGCCGTATCGAAATGGCAAGACGCTGGTACGAATTCTGGAAGCCTAAATTTAAATGGCTGTGTGATATTCGTTTGGGTGACAAGGTTCGCGGTCAGAACGGTGCTGCCGAAGTCTTGGGTATCTGGCGCAACACCCTCATGGAAAGAGCGCTGTGGGCGGTGAACGGGGTTGCTTGCACGCCGGGACACATATTCCCTACGCCTAACGGCTGGGGTGCCCCAAGTCCTAAACACTATATCGAAAACTCCCATGGCAAGAAACGTGCCGTTAAAGGCATGAACGGGGTCTTCATGACGGAATGTTTGATAGGCGATCCGGACAATATCGAAAAGCTGGAGGTCGGTTCCAAAGTGTTAAGTGCTGATGGTTCATGGATAGAGATTGAGCGGCTCGAAGCCTTCAATGTTTCAGGCAAAAACAAACGCATCACCATGAATCAGGAAGTCTTAGCGCTCTATCTCGATAACAGTGATTTTTTCTATTCAGACGGAATCGCCGTCGCTACGTTGGCATAGGGGTAAACATGGCCGGACTAATCTCAACCGCGATGGGTGGAACGACTGCTACCCCGATGCTAGGCGATAACCAGTTAGCCACGGCTAACGCTGTCGGTTACGACCCAGAAAAAAGAACGGTAGACGCAGCCAAAGAAACCGTCTCCGGTCAACTGGATACCCTGCTTAAGTCAGGTTCGCCTTATCTGGAGCGTGCCAAAGCAGGGGCTATGGGCACGGCGAACAAACGAGGATTGCTCAATAGTTCAATCGCAGCAGGCGCGGGTGAGGCGGCGGCGATAGATGCGTCCCTGCCTATAGCGAACGCTGATGCTAATGTTTACGGAACGGCTTCGAGAGACAACCAGCAAGCCGGTAATACCGCGTTGCAATTCGGTGCAGGCGCTACCAATACCTCAAATCTCGCCAGTGCTGACGCGCAAAACAAGTCTGCATTGACCAATCAGATAGCGGGTAACGAGCGCACCTTGCAGGAACTACGTGGCACGCAGGCGAAAGAACTGGCCGGCATGGATGCGGCCTCGCAGAAAGAATTGCAAGGGATGCGGGGTACGCAGGCGGTTGATATTGAAAACATCAAAGCTGAAAACCAGCTTGCCTTACAGGAACTGAAAGGCGGGCAGGCTGAAAGCATTGTTGGTATTGAAAACGAATACAAGAATTTGCTGCAAACGAATACTTTGGCGTCCGGTATTTATTCAAACCTGTTAGCAGCCATGACTACTGTTGCTAACAGTTCAACCATGGATACCGCGGCCAAACAACAGGCGGTGACGAATATGCAGGCTTGGTTGCAAGGCGGGCTTGGACTAATCGGCGGTATCTCAGGTCTTGACCTGCAATCACTCTTGGACTTCGGATAATGACACTTCAAGACTTCGCACGGCAGTTAGGCTACACCACGACAGAGGATGAAGGCGGGCGTAATACCTGGTTCAACGGCGAGCAACGGCTTGGCGTAGAAGGCGCTTCAGACGATCCGCTGGCTAACCTTGGCGAGTGGTATCAGCGGTTCTCCGGCGACAAGGATGCGCAAGGCCGTCAAATATGGGGCACAGAAGCATTTGAAAAACCCGGTGGCCCAGGCTCTACATTTCAAGGACCGAACGGTGAATCTCGCTATCGTTTAGGCGCTGACAATTTGGATGCCAAATACCGTGCTGTCGGTGGGACTGACGCTGATTTAACCTACGATGAAAAGACTGGTTACAGCATACCCATGGCGTTGCAGGACGAGTGGGCGAAGAAGTGGCAGAAAGACAGCATGTTGGAAAAAGTCGCCAACAATATGCCGGTTATTCTGGGAAGCATATTGACTGGTGGTGCGGCAACTGCCGCCGCTGGTGGTGCGGCTGGCGGGCTTACTGCCAGTACGATAGGTGGTGCTGTCGGCGGCGCTACTTACGGCGGTTTCAATACCGGAAGTTTTGATGCGAAAGGTGCCGCGATTGGTGCTGCTACGGGTGCCGCAGGCGGGGCCGCGAAAAACCTTATCGGCGGTTTCCTGACGGAGTCAGGACTGTCGCTAAAAGACATGGGGATAGATACCGCATCATTTTTCGATAACCCGTCTTTCCAGAATGTTTCGATGGATGCGAGTGATTTAGGAAGTTCTATTTCTCCAGAAGACATAGCCTCATTAAATGAAATGGCAGATACATTCGGTGCTGGCGCAACAACGACCAGCGGTATCAGTCCGTCAGACATCGCCGGTTTGGATTCTGCCGTAAATGAATACAACGGGTATGGAACGCCAAGCACAACGAATGACTATGGCGTAAATTCTGGCGGCAATAGTTTGGGCGGTAATTATTCTTATGGCGTTGAGCCTACTGGTAGTGGTGTATTCAATGCCGCTGGCGCGGCCGCTGGTGGCGGAATAATCTCAGAAGCACTTAAATTTGTAAAAGAAAACCCGATGGCAAGTTCCATTGGAGCGAGTCTTGTCGGAGGACTTATTCAAGGCGCGATGGCTCCCGGTGCCGCGAAAGCCAAAGCCGAGGCTGAAGCGGAAGCATTACAACAACTGGAAGACCATCGTCGCACAGCAACCAGTCTTAACGGTGTGAACTTTAATGTGACACCAACAGGAAAAATGCTAAGAACACCCATGCAGCTAGACCGGAGACTACGATGATCGAGCAAGCCATGGCTGAAGGTATGCCGCAAGGTGCGCCACAAGAATCCCCCCAAGGTGCGCCGCAGGAGGCACAAGGCGAGAACGATCCCATGTTGAGGGCGACGCTGGCCGAGCGCAAGATTCTCTACACACAACCTACTTCGGACAAAGTTTTACAAATCTTACAGGGTTCACAAAATGCAGGAGAGTCATTGGCGGTTGCTGCGGGCATGGTACTTAAGGCTATGTCGCAGGCGACGAAGGGCGGTAAGTTGCCAGGGCAAATAGCCGAACCATTGATTGACGTGCTGCTGAAAGACCTCGCCGAGTTAGGAACTGCGGCTGGCATGACAGTCGCTCCTGAAGACGTGGAGATGGCGAAACAGGCGCTTACGGGTGGCGGACAACCTCAACAACCACAGCAGCCACAGGAAGCACAGCAACCACAAGCACAACCCGCACAGCCGCAAGGCTTAATCTCAGGCGCAATGGGAGCATAAGAACATGGGCGGAATTATTGCGAGCGGCCTTGCTGGTTTCGGTGGAGCCTTACAAAACGTAGGGATTCTGGCGCTTAAAGAACAGTTGGACGAACAACGCCAGACTAGACTTGCCGAGTTACAGGCTAAAAGCCGTGGTGAGGAACAGACTCGCGCTGGCGAGATTCATCGTGAGAACGCTACGCATGCGGATAATCTGCAAAACGCAGATCGTCGGGCTATCGGTGCCGAGGTTTCTAAATACGCTCAACCGCGTGAAGAAACGCTACCTCCAGATCAAGCCGGCCCGGTCGGTACTGTTACACCAACCCCACAGCATATCAATGAACGTGGCGGACTGATCGCCTCGCGTATGGGTAGGCCGGACATTGCGGCTCAATACCGCGCTGCCGGAGAACCGGGATTCCGTGAGCAACATCAGATCACGGGCGACGCACAAGCGGATCGTGACGCACGCCAAGCCGCTGCTGCCAAGGAACTGAAGCAAACACCTCCAGCAGAAGGCGCGTCCGTTGAACGTCTGCGTGAAGCGCAAGCCAATTACTACGATGGCGCTAAAACGGAGCGTGACCTTGCCGCAGCCGCTAAATCCGGAGAAGGCAAACGAGACAAACCGAAAATCATCAAACTGGAAGACGGTAAGTTGGTCGATGAAAAGACCGGCGCTCTTGGTGAGATTAAACCTGGAGAGCCGGCCAAAAAAGGCGAGACTCGCTGGCTTGGTCCTAACGATTCTGACAAGCCCGAAACCAACTCACGTATTGTTTGGACTCTGGACGGCAAGGTTCTTCCCGGTGGATTGGATGACCTGTATGGCGGTGGCCGTGCGCCGGCTGGCCCTGCCGCACAATCGGGAGCGCGTCCTCCTTCCCCCGCATCCATCCAAGCGGCGCAAGACGATCCAAGTCTTCACGCAGAATTTAGGAAAAGGTACGGCAAAGAGTTGGCGGATCGTTACCTGAAAGCGGCTCCCGCTAAAAACGATGCCGTTCCAGGTGCGAGACGCAGGCCAGATGGAACACTGCAATTTGACGACAAGGCTCCCCCTCGCGTTCCGTTCATAGGCGGTTAAATGGCAAGCATCTTTGACGAACTGGACAACCAGTTCTACAGCGCTAAAGACCGCATTCCTTCTGGCAGTCCGCGTGAGTTCGCTGATAGCGTCGCGCCGATGTTGCAGCCGGTTGCCGACCGGCTTGGCGTTGACCCTTATTTACTCGCGGCGCAATTCGGCCTTGAAACAGGCTGGGGCAAAAGCGTAATCAGGGGAACTAACAATCTAGGCAATATCAAGGATTTCTCTGGCTCTGGTGTTGCTGCAACGGACAACATGACGGGAAGCCGTGACAAGTATCGCGCCTACGATTCTCCCCAAGCATTTGCGGATGACTACGCGACACTCATTGAAAAACGCTATCCGAATGCTGTAGGCGCGGGAGATGACCCGGTAAAGTTTGCTAGTGCGTTAAAAGCCGGTGGATATGCGGAAGACCCGGCATACGTGTCTAAGATCGAAGCGGCGTACAAGGCTGTGAGAAACGGCGAAGCCAAGCCATCTAAAAGCGTCTTCGATGATCTGGACGACCAATACTACAAACAACAAACGCCCAAGGCTCCGGTATCTATCAAGCGCTCTGCTGGCGAAGCCATATCTGACGTAACCAAATCCGTAGCGCAAGGCGTAGGTCAGACGATTGAGGGAATAGGTACGCTGTACGGCCTAGCTTCAGGCGATATGAACAATGGTCTTCGAGACCTCGGTAAAACCACTGGCGACTATTGGGAAAACGCTCGAAGTGAGGGATTGAAGGAACGCGAAGTTCAACGTAAGCAGCGCATAGATTCTGTCGAAACCAATGCCGGCAAGTTTGGCACAGCGATCTGGGAGACGGTTAAAGACCCTGCATTACTCTCTACGATCATCGGCCAGAATATCCCCATGCTGGTGCCTGGTGCGGTCATAGGCCGTGCGGGACGCGCTGTGGGGGCTGCTGCCGGCCTCGGAGAAAGAGGCGTCAATCTTGCAACAGTAGGCTCTGCAATAACGGGTAACGCCGTCATGCAAGGCTCCGACGTAGCAGGAGATGCGTACGACAGCGCCATGGCACTCCCGCAAGAACTGTGGGAAAAGAACAGCGCGTACCTGACGCTCAGCGAACAGGTAGGTCCGGCCAAAGCCAAAGAGTCGATGGCGCGTGACATGGCCCTGAAAGCGGGTGTCTACGGCGCTCTAATATCTGCCGGTGTAAATTCAATACCCGGTATGCAGTCTGTTGAAAAGCTGCTTACCGGAACGCTCCGCGCCAGCGGTCAAGGCGCCGTAAAAGGCGCTTTAGGCGGAACCCTGAAGGAAGCCGGAACCGAGGCGATTGAGGAAGGCGGCGGCAAAGCAGTGGGAAACCTTGCCCTCCAAGCCGTTGATCCTACCCGTCCTCTGGATAAAGACGTGGCGGAAGCGGCTGGATTAGGCGCTGCTGGCGGTGGCCCGTTCGGTGCTGTAGCCGGAGGGATACAAGGCCGCGTCGCGCCCGCAGCGCTCCAGCGCGAGCCTACCCTAGCGCCCACGGTCCCGCAGCGCGAGCCTGTCACGACAGCCGAAGGCGTCGCCCGCGTCCAAGCCGCCCCCACAGTAGAAGCCGCGGCAGAAGAAGCCGAACGCGCCATATTTGCCCCACTGGAAGGCGATGTAGGTAAGACCGTTGCTGAAGGTCTTTCCATTCCCCGTATCGCTGGACTACTTCCCGCTCCCAACGAAGCTCTACCAGTTACAGCACAAGGTCAGGCCATCACGCCTGAACAGGCGGCAACTGTTCAAAATCAACAACTTACAGAACGCCTTGACATAGACCGCGACGGACTCGGTTTAACGCCTGACGTACAACGTGCCCAAGTAGCTCGTGCGGAATCTGCACAAGCTGAAACAGCCATTCAAATCGCCTTCCAGCAGGCACAGGAACGCGCCGCAGCACGGCAGACGGCAGAGACATCCCAACAGGTAGAAGCGCCTGCCCCTGTAGCCGCGCCAGTTAGTGCAGAATCCACACAATCTCCTGTAATTTCACACCCCCCTGTGAATATTTCACACCCTGTTCAGGAAACGCGAACAGCGGCTAAGAATGAACAGCCAACATCCGATGTTGTTCCACAAAAGGCATCTGGCGGAGTGGGTGACTTTGTAGGAACCGGTGCAAAAGCCAATATTCCGGCAGGAAAACAGCTAAAAGCACCGGATATTTCCACGTCCGAGACTATTCCGCAGAAAAGTCCAGAGGCAGACGGAATCCGCCCGCACCTTGAGACACTCGTCAAACGTCGCGCCGTAGCAAAACAACTCGGCTACGAACGCACATTTAACGCTGCCGTGGAGAAGGCTAAAGCGGCGATGAAGGGGGAAACGATCAATCCCCGCGTGTTCGAGACTTACGCCAAAGCGTTCGCCAAGGATGAGCAATCGGCTAATGCTATGCGGGGGATTGCGGCTGGTATAAAAACAAAGGCGTCGTCTGTGGACGCTGCGGCGAATCAGGCCGCAACATCTGCGGAGAATAAGCTGCCGGAGCCTACCGAGGCGCAGCGTGACGCTGGGAATTTCCCCATGGGTCATACCAATGTCGGTGGCTTGGACATCTCTGTTGAACATCCGGCCGGCACGAAGCGTCGCCCAGAGTGGCCTACGCTTGATTCACATTACGGTTACGTGAAAGGCGTCGCTGCGCGTGCTCCCGATAAAGAGCATGTAGACGTTTTCGTTAAACCCGGTACGGCTGAAGATTATTCCGGTAGCGTGTTTGTGGTTGACCAAAACCACGAGGACGGAACCTACGACGAGCCGAAAATAATGGTAGGCCACGCCACAGAAGCAGAAGCACGCGAGGCGTATCTAAAGAATTATACGAAAGGCTGGAAGTCTCGTGTACGCGGTATCACTCCGCTTACGATGGACGAGTTCAAGGCCAAGCTGAATGACGCTAACGGATTCAGCAAGCCGCAAGTTGCCGAAACCCCAGCGCCAGTCGAAGCCAAACCAGAACCCGCCAAGCTTGACAAACCCGCCACAGAAGTTGACAAAGCGCAAGACCTATTAGCCGGTATTTCCAAAGCCATCGCTGACGGCATGGCCGAGGGGATTAAGGCGGCTACGAATCAGTTTACGGAACCAGTTAAAAGCTCACCTGAAGTGAGTGTTTCAGAGGAAAAGCAAACCAAACTCTCCCGCACAGAAGAACGCACGCCGGGTCTTGCCATCCGCGACGCCCAAGCCGTCTTCGACCGCGTAGCCAAGCGGTATAAGAATCTCCCTCCGGTCACTATCCTAAACAGTCCTGACGAATTACCCAATCGCGTAAAAGGCTTGCGTGAGGATATTCAAAAAGCACAAGCGTGGGAAGACGTAGAAGCTGCATATTACGATGGGGAAATCTTCGCCTTTGCGGATAATGTTAAAGACGAAGCACGTTTTGAGCATGTGCTATTTACGCACGAACTCACCCACTATGGTTTAAGGGGTGTTCTAGGTACAACGCTGGACGCATCCTTAAACGGACTCATGGCCCGCAGTCCTGAACTGCGTCGTAAGGCTACCGAGCTTCGTAAAAAGTTAAACCTTGATTCCAACGTATCGGCTATGGAAGAAGCGTTAGCCGACATGCCGACGAGCGAACTCCTGCAACTGAAGGGTATCGACAAACTCTTATCTACATTAAGAAACTGGCTGAATAATCACGGCTTTACCAAACTTGCTGAACGCCTAGATACAATTCTAACCAATCGTATTGGCGAAGAAAAAGCGGCTGATGCGTTGCTGAGTGATATTGTAAAAGCTGCTAGGGACTTTGCTAGAAACGGTAAACCCTCAAGCCAGATATACATGGGCGGCACTAGGTTTGCTGGTGTTTTCCCATCGCAGACTAACTCGCCTGAATTTAAGAAATGGTTCGGCGATAGCGTGGTGGTAGATGATGACGATAAGCCACTGCGCGTGTATCACGGCACGCATGCCAACTTTGATACTTTCGTTGAAGGCAATAACCTAGAGAACTTTGGCGGATTATTCTTCACGAACGATCCTAGTGTAGCGTCTAGGTACGCTGGCGTTGATGAGAATTTTCCAGCGGCCGAAGTTGGTTCAATAATGCCGGTTTACCTAAAACTGGAAAATCCGCTAGTAATAGATTTCAAAGGCAGTAAGGACGGCAGGGCTGATGCGCTGCTCAATGCGCGGGCTAATGGGCATGATGGGGCGATTCTTCGCAATAGCTTCGACGCTGGTGGTGTGCAAGACCAGTATGTAGTGTTCAATCCAGAACAAGTTAAATCCGCTATAGGCAATCGCGGTACGTTCGATGCGAACAATGCTGATGTGCGGTTTAGCCGTGCCTCATGGGACGCACCAGAACCGACCAAACTAGACAATGTAATTTACTCCCTGCAAGACAAACACATAGATACTCGAAGGGTAGTCCAAGCGATTAAGAAAAACGCAACAAACTTGGCCGACTCTGTAGACGTGTATCTTCAGGAAGAACTGTTCCACGGGCGCACGGCAAAATTAGTTGAAAGTTTCCTCTCCAAAGAGCTGAATCCGCTCATGAATCAGATGAGCATGAGAGGCATTAAATCCAAGGACGATATTAAAGCCTTCGAGAAATACCTACACGCCCGTCATGCTCAGGAACGTAACGAGCAAATAGCAAAAGTTAATCCGGCCATGCCTGACGGCGGGTCTGGTATGACGACCAAGGATGCTAAGGATTACATATCCAGCCTAGACCCTGCCAAGCAAAAGGGTTATGAAGCGCTGGCGAAAGCAGTTGATGCCATCAATGTAAAAACACGGCAGTCATTAGTAGACTATGGATTAGAGTCTCAGGAAACAATCGACGCATGGAACAATGCCTATAAGCATTACGTTCCGCTACAGCGCGAGGACATGGAAGGCGGGCCGGGACTCGGACAAGGCTTCACGGTTAAAGGCTCTGCCAGCAAACGTGCCACAGGTTCCAAGAAAACCGTTGTGGATATTCTGGCTAATATAGCCATGCAACGGGAAAAGGCGATTGTCCGTGGCGAGAAGAACAAAGTAGCAAATGCTCTAGTAGGACTTGCTACAGCTAATCCAAACGCTGACTTCTGGGAAGTGGATAACCCGCCTAAAATCAAATACATCGACCCGCGTACAGGGTTAGTCAATGAAGCCGTTGACCCCATGTATAAGTCACGAGATAACGTGGTTACGTCACGTACGCCTGATTCCACGGGGGCAATCGTAGAACACGCAGTAATATTCGATGAAGGCGACGAACGAGCGGTACGCATGGCGAAGGCTCTGAAGAACCTGGACGCCGACCAGCTTGGCGAAGTGCTTGGTACTGTAGCTAAAATGACCCGGTACTTCGCTGCGATAAACACGCAATATAACCCCATCTTCGGCGTAGTGAACATCGTGCGTGATACTCAGGGCGCAATGCTGAACCTTTCTACTACTCCGATAGCAGATAAGAAAGCCGAAGTCTGGAAGAACACGCTTTCAGCATTACGTGGGATTTACATTGATTTGAGAGATACACGGGCTGGTAATCAGTCCACGTCTGCATGGGCGCAGCTATTCGAGGAATTCCAGAACGAAGGTGGGCAGACGGGTTACAGGGATATGTTCCGCACGTCGAAAGACCGTGGCGAAGCTATCGAACGTGAAATTACCAAAGTCTCCGAGGGTAAGTTAAAACAGTTTGGACGTGGTGTATTCGATTGGCTGTCGGACTATAACTCCGCACTGGAAAATGCGGTTCGTCTGTCAGCTTACAAGGTCGCTAAAGATGCTGGAATATCTAACCAGCAAGCGGCAAGCATCGCAAAAAATCTGACGGTCAACTTTAACCGCAAGGGCCAGGTCGCCTTGCAAACTGGAGCCTTGTACGCATTCTTCAACGCTTCGGCTCAAGGTACTGCGAGACTTGCGGAAACCCTCAGAGGTCCGGCCGGCAAGAAGATTATATCCGGTGGAATTATGCTAGGCGTGGTGCAAGCGTTAGCCCTAGCCGCGGCTGGATTCGATGACGAGGAGCCGCCAGACTTCGTACGTGAGCGTAACTTTATTATCCCGATAGGCGACAAGAAGTACCTGACCATCCCCATGCCTTTAGGCCTTCACTTCCTGCCAAACTTAGGACGCATTCCTGCCGAGTTCGTGTTATCCGGATTTAAAAACCCGGCAAAGCGCATAGGATCGTTGTTCAACGTATTCGCTGACACGTTCAACCCGATAGGTAATGCGGGACTGTCATTGCAGACTATCGCGCCTACGGTAATTGATCCACTGGCAGCGTTGGCAGAAAACCGTGACTGGACGGGTAAGCCTATCGCCAAACAGAGCAACCCGCTCGCTCCTACCCCAGGACATAGACGCGCCAAGGATACCGCCAGCGCCTTCAGCAAAGCCGTCTCAGAGGGCTTGAATTGGGTATCCGGAGGGACGGACTTCAAACCCGGATTCTTCAGTCCTACCCCTGACCAACTGGATTACCTGATAGGACAGGTCACAGGGGGTCTAGGACGCGAGGCGATGAAAGTTGAGCAGACCGTAGGCAGCGGGTTTACGGGAGAGGAACTGCCCCCCCACAAAGTCCCGCTGGTAGGCCGTTTCTACGGCGATTCTGAAGCGGGTTCCAGCCAAGCGGCGCCGTACTACGAAAACATTAAACGACTGAACGAGCACGAGGCTGAGATTAAGGGCCGTCGCAAGAGTGGACAACCAGTAAATGAGTATCTCAGTGACAATCCCGAAGCAATGTTATTCCAGCTAGGAAACAGTGTTGAGCGGAAAGTCGGCGAGCTTCAAAAACGCAAGCGTACCTTGCTGGAAAACGACGCCCCACGAGAACAGGTCAAAGCTATCGAGGAACAGATCAAGCAGCAGATGAAAACGCTCAACGAAAGAATACGCCGCGTTCAGGATCGAATAGCAGCATAAAGGCGTAGTACACGGCTGGGGCAAGCAACAGCGCCCACATGACAAGGAGATGGTTTTCTCTCTGTCGCTCGTTGGTTCGAGTGAAATAGATGGCCAGGACGATTAGCCATACTACCGCTAGGGCTTCCATGGGCCATATTATACGCCATGTACGCTGCGGAGAAGATGGGGATTAAGTAGGTTTGCGCACGATTTTGTAACTGCTTTCAGAGCCTGATCCTATTATCTGAATCATCCCGCCTCCCCAAAAGTACATTGACGGGTAATGCTGGTAGAAATTGCCGGATAGGGGAGTTGCATAGAATCTGGCTAAAGTGTCCTCCCATGAATAGCCCTTCCTCACACTCACCGGCATCAAAGAAGAAGCTCTTACGATAGCCGGAGCGGTTAAGGTGGCAATGCATACCGACAGGAAGGAGCGGCGGTTCATGGCTTCTGACCGCTTTTGTCTAGCTTTTTAGCATATCCCAAAATGGGCGCGTCCATTTTATCGAGTATTGGATTCGCGCTCTCCATAAGATTGAGAAATGAAGCGAAATCCTCTGGACTCAACTCTGCTTTAGCAAGGGCTATAGACTGCTCTCGCAAATCTTTAAAAAAGTTACGCAACACTCGTTCACAATTCATTTAGACCATCCCTCGTTCAATACTATAGGTAACGATGGCCGGCGCATGGCTTCCTTTTTGTCGGAGACTGACTTGCGCAGATTCCAGCCCAAGTCGCCACTAACATTTTCCAGAACATACTCGTACGCTTTTAAAATCAGTCCTTGCTGGCGAAGCTGGTCTAACAAGAACTCGAATTTACTGCTACGCCATTCAAGATGCTGCCTTGACTGTTGTTTTATCGTGGCCTTGTGTTGCTTAACTTCCGCCAGCACCGCCTTGAGGCGGGATTCAAGTTCACCACTGCGGATACCCTCCTTTAAGCAGGCGGAGCGTGCGGCTTCCAGTTCGGCCTCGGCGAGTTCGGCACGCTTCTGAGTTCTTGCCATTTCATCAGCGAGAACAGTTACGGCTTGCAGCGGATTTGAGAAACAATATGCTTGCGGCCAGTAGCCCATTATGTAATCAACGATTTGCTTAATTTCTCCTTGCGCTTCGTCACGTTCGCGCAGAGCGGCGGCGAGTTCACGCTCAAGCTTTCGGCCTAAGTCTTGGAGAATAAACCTTCCCTTTGGCCTAACAATTTTGTCGTCAACATCGAACAGGCCGACAATTAAACCTCTGTCGCTTCGTGGCGTTTCCCCACCCTCACGCGCAGGCTCGGCTTGGGCTGCTGCGCCTTGCATGTGACTTAATTTCGTTAAATAATCCGGAAGCGCCACTTCGTGCCTGGTAAACATTGGATACCCTTTGACTGGATTGTCCACGCAGCTGCACATCACGATCATTCCGTTGTAAACGCCTTCGTTGTAGCAGCGCATGTAGGGGTCTGGTTCGTCTCGTGCCGCTTCTGCAAACTGAGTTTTGAGTATGTCGGCGTGGCGTTCGATCAATGGCATGGCTGCTGCGGGCGGTGCGCGGCAGAGTGGGACATCGAAGAAACTCAAATCCTCTTGCGCACCGACTATGACTTTGTACCTATTTGTTATTACAGATTCGGCGCTCGATGTCATCCAAGCCACCGGCTCGCCAGGTGGATGGCGGTAGAGCGGAACGCATCCATCGCCACAGTATTCGTTTCCATCCGCTTTTGGATAGAATTCACATTCATCTTCATGCCAGTACCCGAATGGCTCGCCTCCTTCCATTGTTCTTACCTTATCTAAAAAGTCGCATGTAGGTTGCTCACTCGCTGACGCGGCGAGGGCTGCGTCAATTTCGGTGACAATAAGTGTCGCTTCTGCGGCATCACAAGAATTCAGCAAATGATTCCTGATTTTTTGCAGCAGGTCCGGCAGCACTTCGCGTGCGGCGAGGGATTTGGTCATTTGAGCTTGCCATCCGCGTGCAGTTTGTTTAAAAGTAGAACTTGTGAATGCACGCATGATTCAAGCACTGCAAGCGGCATATTTATGACAATGTCAGTTCTACCGTTAGCGAGACGTTCAACTACTTTTACTCGATCTTGATCGTTGTCGCCTGTGTTGCAAATATCATCTGCGTATGGCTTCATCCACTTCGGCATTTTCCATTTTTTCATTTCACCCTTCCTTTTTCGGCGTCAATAGCAGCGTCAGCTTCGTCACCTTGAAGCCATGACGTTGTGATTTGCGATTCAACGGAATCTTCATCCTCGTCCTCGCAAAGCCAGTTATCCAAGGCGATAAATGGATGCCCGTTATCATCACGATCTGCCGTATTACGCAGCCAGCGATAACGCGCAGCATCGGCTTGCAGGGCGGCTACATAATCAAATACAGCCTTGCGCTTTGCGCCATAGCCAGCAATGGATGGCTTATCGGAGTCCGCAGCGTGCATCATTGCATTCAGCAGGTATTCAAACGTGCGATCAGGTGCAGTCATGATTGCGTTCCTTTTTCGGCGTCGATTGCCAGAAAAACATCTATGTAGCCACGGTTAGGTTTGTCTCCACCTTGCGCTAATCCTGCTTTGTAAGCTCGGTATGCTTCGATCAGTAGCGCAGCATTGGCTTGCAGGGCGGCTATCTGCCAGTCAAGCTCCTTAAGTAAGTCGGCAACGCTGTCGCCGTGACCAGTTGCAAAACTGTTTTTTATCATCCATGCAGCAACTTCTTGCTTGGTGGAGGCCATCTGCTCGGTGGCGGCGAGGTGTAGGAGTTCGTACGACTGAACTAATACAAAACGCGGCTCAACGCCGGTTTCGCAACGGTATCCGTCTGCGTCATACAGTTTCGGCTCATCCGGCAGTCCTGCGGGCGCGGCTTGTTTCAAAATGGGCACTCGCTAGGGTTAGGCACTAAGTCTAATTCAGGCGTCTTTATCATGGCGTGACCCATTTCTGCCCGCCACTCTTGCCAAGCCGCAGAAATAGCGCCAGTTCCGGGAAAAATATCATCAAGCGTGTCAGTTGGTTCCGCCCCAAGCATTTCAAATGCCCAGCGTGCCACAGCTCGCGGCTTTGCTCCGGTGAGTCCTTTTTTCATGGTGATGGACTCCGATACCCAATCGCGCATGACAATGCGGCCGCGAACTACCGGCTTACGAACAGCCCGCACTATTACCGGCTCCCAAGCGTAGGCAACGCTGACGTTTTTCTTGAACGCAGCAAACGGCTTTACCCATGCCATCAGGCGACAGTCGCTAGGAATGAGCGGCAGGATTCCCCCAAGCGTCGTGCTGGCGGTGTGCAGAACAAACCCATCGTAATCGGCTATCAGACGCGCCACTAATGCAACGTGGTCTACTTCGCCAGCGTAGTCGGCATGGTCTTTGTAAAGATGCGAGCAGCCGGGATATGGCGGGTCGGCGTAGGCGATTCGTGCAATCGCGGCTGGTTTCATTTCAGACATATTTATCCTATGGGTGCGCGGTCAGGGGTGGCGTAAGGCCCGCACAATGCGTAAACGGCGTTTTGAACTAAAGCGTCTGGATCAAAATCGCTCCCCTTGCCGTTCATCGTCGCGCCACGAATTGCGTAACGAATGGCGGCTATCACTTCTGCTTGGCTGTGATGATCCAATATTGGATGCGGTGTATCGGCGCTGGTATCTCGCACTGAATCCCATTCTTGGCACCGAGGCGCATATAGCCAATGGTCTTTAGGGAGCGGAAACGATACCGTGCTGAATGCTGAACCGTCAGGCAAAACCGTTACTTTGTTGTTCATATTTCTCTCTACGCTATCTAAATGCGTGCGGCTACATCATTAAATGCAAAAAGTGTTCCACCACAGCGCCAACGATGTAGCAAAGTAATCCGTAGCAAACTATTCGCAGAAGCGGGCGCGTCAGTGGCTTGCCGTCAATAAGGATTTCAATGCTCATTTTTTCCTCTACGCTATAAATGCGGGTGGTCAGGGGGTGGCGGTATAGTTTTTGTGCTTCGCCGCCATGTGCCGCGCTAGCTGTGAGAATGTCCGGTTACAACAGGGGCACGTACCGGCAGCGACCCGTTTTTTAAGGTTCGCAGTCTTGCGCTCTAGCTTTACCTTTTCCGCTTCGGCTTCATTTAGGCGTGAACGGGTCGTAAAGTGTCTCGACTTTTCTTCCTCAAGCAGCCGTTGGTATTTTGCTGCGTCGGATTCTCTGTAAACCCGCTGGTGCCCGTTTGGGCAATACCATTCCTCGCCAGTCTTTTGTTTTTCTGCGCGCCAATCTTCGGGAGCCGCGAAAGATATGCCGCACTTCCCGCAATGCATGTCGGTAAGCTCAATGAGTTTCGTAACTGCGTATCCCATAAAATCCCCTCTACGCTAACTGCAACAATGTTGATTTAATTGAACAAAAATTCGGGTAAAGCGGCCAAGAAGATTTCTCTACGTTGCCTCGTAACGCCTTGATTTTTATAGACCTGATTCCCGGAAATTGGGAAAGGTTTTGTAGATGACTGCCGAGAAAATTAGGCAGTGAAATCAGAGAATTACGTGCGATCAGTGCCCATTTGATGGGATAATAAAATGGCATTGTTTTATAAGGACTTTTTGACATTCGTTTGTTTAGTTCTCTCCGTTTGGATATTCTTAATCGGGAAAACTACCTGTGGCTTTCTCAAATATCCGTCCGTCGTGCGCGAGTCCGAATGACCTAACCTGCCTTGCGCTGTCGGTGCGTCGTCGCTGGCCGACTTTGCGCGAATGTCATGGAATCGCACATCCTGAATACCGGCTTTCTTCGCGCCCTCGGCGAAGGCTCTGGATACCGTTATTTCGTTCATTGGCGTGCCGTTGCGGTTGCAGATGACCGTCAGCCCTCGGACGCCACCCGGCAACGTCCTGGCGCGTTCTATGACCACTTTAACCTCGTCTGAAAGCTGGTAAGTTATTGGCTTTCGGGACTTTGGCGGTTGGAAGCTCAGAATGCCGTCCTTAATGTGGCTGAATTTCATCGTCACCACGCCGGACACGCGCAGCCCCAGCAGGTACGCGAGGTCTGCGGCCACCTGATAGACCGGCTTTAACTTTTCGCGGATTGCCAAAAACTCACTGTCATTCAGGTATCTGTCACGCTTCGACTTGTTATCGAGAGCCATTCCCTGGAACGGGCTTTTCAGAATGAAATCGCGGTCGGACGCCCACTTGTAAACCTGCTTTAGAAATAGCACGCCGTTGCGAGCGCTTTGCTTGTGCGGGTGTTCGTCAATGAATCTGAGCGCCAGTCCTTGCGTCATTTCCTGAATCGGGCAGTCAACGAAAACACGGTTAATCGTATCCTCGGACTGCCGGTAGGATTTCATGGTGTTTGGCCGCAGGGTTATTGGCCGGCTGGAAACGTACTTCGCCATCAGCCAGCCAACGGTGTTGCTCGTGGACGCGACGGCCTCAATCTCCATGTAGCGCCGATAGACGAGGTTCCAGTCTTTGCCCAATGGCTCCCACTTACGGGGCTTGCCACCATAGTCGTAGTAGTAGCGCGGCCCCTGCTTGCGCAGGCGTGGGAAATCCTTTTTCACCGACATAGTTTACTCAAAACCGTAAAGTCAGGTTTCCACGTTGGTTTTCTGGATTGCTGGCCGCCGTAAATGCCTTGGCAAACAGATAGATAGTGATCTCTCGGCAGCGATACCTTTCCGCGCACGATAGTCGCCATTGCAAAGCCGCGCTTGCGCAGTTCGGCTACCTGGCGCTGCGGCTTGCGGTAGCGCGTGAGGTTATTAATCTCGGCGTCGCTTAGAGTCAGGTCAGTCATAGGTAGTCGCGGCTAATAACGGGGGCGGTCATGGTTTGGCGTGTGACATTAGAATTGGTGCGGGCGGGCCAAAGTAGAAAACAGACTTGCTGCCGCATTCACAGCAAATAAATGTGTAGTGATCGCCGCCTATCGAAATGCACTCTGACGTATCGTTCAACGGATTTCGGCAAGTCTTGCAATAGCATACGCACCCGCAGTCTTTAAGAATGCGACGCTCACGCCTAGCCGCTTGTAACTTAGCCCAATATTTTTTGATTGCCATCACGTCTCCTGCGGCACTACGGGCGGCGGTGGTAGCGGCATCCAATATTTAAGTCCGTGAAGGTCGAGCTTCGGGTTTAACGGAGAAAACCACCACTCAGATTTTTTGGATTCATTTTCAGAATGCGGAAGCCAAGTAACTACTAGCGGGAGCATCCCAAACTTAAAGGCAATTATTAGGCTCCCATCCTTCGGCGCTGATTCAATCAGCTTCCATTCATTGCACATCATTTTTCTCCTGCACTACTGGCGGAATTATTGGTTGCCAGTGAGTAATCTGGCGCGATTCATCGCCTGCGTGTAGTCGCATATGCGAACGAATATCTTTGCCGGTAGGACAGGTTACGTATTTATCCTGCCAAATCACAATTATTTGATTTCTGTTATCAGGCGGCAACCGTTTGCGCACATCCACCCACTGCTCGGCCAGCAGCTTTTCGAGGGCGGTCACTTGGCGGCCTTGGATTCTCTGTACGTCAGTATCGCCCGCACGATTCTTTCCTTGGGTGACAATTCCCACGCACGCGCAAACCGATTAGCTATACGCTGAATTTTCTCGTCATCATCGGTGGGGATTTGCTGAATCACATTGGCACCCTGCGCGACCAGCCGTTTATATTCAGTCTTGCTATGCGCTTGGATAGGCAATTCTTTCTCCGGCGTCGGGGAGGTCACTTGGTCTTGTGCGGTTCGTCAGTGAAGGGTTTGAGTGCTTCATCAAGTGCAGAATGACGTGCCTGCTGCCCCGTTTCAGGCTGCGGTTGTGCCTTCAACCACATTTCTTGCGCACACTTAATAGCCCACAAGTGCGTAACCATAAGTTCGTTAAAGCGCTCGCGGGATAAATCTCCGATAGCACCACTCACCCTGTAGTCACCATCACCGTAGCCGGCGCAAAATCCAACCTCAATTAGTGTGTTAAGTCTTGGCATTTATTTCTCCACAAACGGGGCGACGGCGGCGCGTAGCGTTTTCATTTCACTTTCCGGCGCATATTTGATAGTGAACTCTACCTCACGTACCAGCGCGATAATGGCGGGGGCGAGATCTCGCAGACAATCTCGAAGATCATCGTCAGCCTGATTTTTATCCAGTTCACTATCATGTCGTGCCCAAGTAGCGTCGTAGAGGGCCTCCAGCTTCAGCGCGGGCATGGTCAGGCTGATTAAGCGGTCGCAGGTTCAGGCTGGACATTAGGCTGTTTAGCGCCTTCGCCTAGCTGAATCTGCGTAGTCCCAAGACTTATATCTTTCTTGCCGTCCTGCGGAACCTTGCTGATGTCGCTCACGTACTTGTGATACTCGATTTCAACCTGCACGCTTTGCAGGATGGTGTTCGCCATCATTGCGATACTGCGGGCGCGGGCTGGATTGCTCGATCCGTCACGCAGCGATTCCCATTCTTCAAACAGCGCGTCACGAAGTCCTACGGTATTACGCACCAATGTTTTGCTTGTCATTTGCAAATCTCCTAATGTAGTCAGATAGAAAGTATTCAAACCTCAGCCCATTCTTTTTTCCGCCCCGGACTGTTGAAGGGCGGTTTCTACCCTCTACGTAATAGAAGGTATAAATTCTTTTGCACCACTCGGCATTGCAATGATGAAGATAGTTGTCCTTGGATTCGCAGTAAGCCGGTTTTCCGCAAATGCTGCACATAACCCGCGTAGGGATTGGACAATAATTAACATGCGTCAATTCTCGTTCTGCTATTTGCCACCTTTGTGTAATTACATCACCATCAAAAATACCTAAAACCGAATGCTCAAACCAGAGCAATGTCGAAAGGCGTTCCACAGTAATTTCTGGTCGAGATGAATGTTTATTTGCGAGCCTGACAAGACACTGCATTAAAACCTTTTTCGTGATAAATCTGCCACGCGATATGCGGCGCAACACTTTCCAACACCAGTCTATTTTTCTGTGTCTGCTCCAGCGAGTCATGAAGTCTCGACGTTTGGGGTGTCGCGCCATCCTAAATTTGCACCATCCTTGGTGCTTAATATCTCTGCCGCACCCGCACAACACTTCATTTCCGGAAAGGACGAAATTTCGATAGTGAATTACCGTATTGGTGGCGCGACCAGTTTTTTCCTTAATGGTGCGCACGCTTGCCCCAGCCAACGTAAGCAAACGTATCTGATCGTACTCGTCACCGGAAATTAACCTCATCCTTCACTCCCTCGACAGCAGTTGGTTACAATTCCAGCGGCGGAATAATTGGCATCCAGTGGGTGGCATATCTTTCGCCGCCACCAAGAGAGCGCTCGACAGCATTTGTGTAAATGTTTTCAAATGTGGCCCAACCATCAAAAGTGTTGTCACTGCTATACATATACTTCCAACCTGCGCCCCATTTTGCATCTGCTACCCGCTCGCCTTTTTCTAAAGATTTTTGCAAAACATATTTTTCCACTACCCACAAGTCAACAACCGTTCCATCCTTTGGGGCCGTCTCAATTGGTTGCCACAAATCGTTAATGTGTTCGGTCATTTTAGAAAACTCCAGCTTGTGCTGATCGCAGTAATAACTGTATGCATCCTGTCGCGGTTTGTTGCACCAAGTACACAACACCTTGTGATCGTATTCAAAATCGCAGAACCTTATTACTATTTTTCCGCCAGTGTCGTTCTTAATATGGCTCGCTACTTCGTCTGCAACCAGTTGCAAATCGCTGCATTCCGCATACAAATCGTTAGAATGCACACGTAGTACCGTTCCGTAGTATTCGCTGTCATAAGGCAATTGACCGGCCGAAGATTTTCTACAACTGACATCAATAGAAATTCCCTGAATTTTGCAGCCCATACACAGGCACCCTTCAGTCCCAGCTAGTTCAAAAATGCTTAATTTCTTAAGAATTTTAACGGCGGCTCTAGCGTCCATAGCTCAATCCTTAAAATAAATCGTCACAAGTGGATCGCCATGCCGCCACCAGCGTAGGTAATGTTTGTTGCACATACCTCGCGTCTTGGCGTGCGTTTTACAGTCCTTGATGTGACACGTCATGTTATTTCTATTGCCGTAGTTTCTCATTGGCGTGATTCCACAAACTGATATATAGCCGCAACGATAGGCGCGAATTCACCTACGCCGCCGTATCGTTTGCAAAACATAGCGAGCATTTCATACGCGCCGGCTATCTCGTTTTGCCTGCGCTGAATCTCTCTCTGTTTGGCTTCTTCTGCGTCTCTCTCAGCCTTGGCGATGGCTTCGGCGGCTTCCCGTTCCTTGCGTTTAACTTCTTCGGCGGCGCGTCTATCGGCTTCCAACAGGTCACGCTCCGCCTTTAGTTTCGCTTCCTCCGCTTCTCTCGCTTTACGTGCCTCGCGTTCCTGTTCCTCAATACGCATCCTGGAGGCTCGTTCGTCGGCTTCAATCTTGTCCTGCGCGGCTTTCTGCATTGCCTCCAGGTCAGCACGTTGGCGCTCAATCTCCGCACGGTCAGAAGCGAGACGAGCTTCCTCCGCGTCTCTGCGGGCCTTTTCCTCGGCGTCTATCTTGGCCTGTTCCGCTCTTGCAAGAGCTACCCGTTCGTGCATCTGGCGGTCTTCCTCGTCCTTAATCGGCTTGTGAAAAGCATCCTCGTACTCGGCTATCTCGGTTTCGAGTTCCTTGTAGCGGCCGTCGATCAACTTGCTTATGGTAAGTATCGGAGCCTTGCGTTCCTTGCGGGCTTCCTCTGCCTCACGTCTAATCGACCGGA